GAGAAAGTAGTTCTTGTTCGATATCCTCATGGTGGTATTTTCGAATTACCAGAATTAACTGTTAATAATAAATTAGGAAACACTGCGGCTAAATTCATGAAGGGCGCAAAAGATGCAGTCGGAATTGATTCATCTGTTGCATCTAAATTATCTGGTGCTGATTTCGATGGTGACTCAGTTATGGTTATTCCTAATAATAAAAACGGAATTAAAACGAGTCGTTCATTAAAAGAATTAAAGAACTTTGATACGAATGATTATTATTCTCCAGATAAAAACATTTTAAATCGTAATTCAAAAGGTGACTGGACAATTAAACAGAAAACAATGGGCGAAGTTTCAAATCTTATTACTGATATGACTTTGAAAGGCGCATCAAATAGTGAAATTGCTAGAGCCGTAAAACATTCGATGGTCGTCATCGATGCTGAAAAACATAATTTAGATTATAAAAGATCTGAAAGAGAAAACGGTATTCCAGAATTACGAAAAAGATATCAGATGCATTACGATGTTATTACTGGTACCACAAAAATGGGAGCCTCAACTCTTATTTCTAGATCAAAAACAGATCATAGAGAAACAGAGATCTGGGAAAAACCACGTACTGCAGAAGAACTAGCCGCAAATCCTAGATTGAAACCTACTGTTAAGAAAACTAAAACCGTTTCTACAGATAGTGTAATTGAACTAGTTGATGATGCTAAGAAACTAGGTTCTGGTACTCCTATTGAAAACATGTATGGCGATTATGTAAATGCTCTTGGTAAAATGAGGGATAAAGCTAATAAAATTGTAGAGACATCTCCTAATCTTAAGCTCAGCAAAGAGGCAAGAGTTAAGTATAAGGATCAAGTCGAGTCTCTACAACACAAGCTTAATACTGCCCTTATGAACTCTCCTAAAGAACGTCAAGCTCAGCTCATAGCTAACAAAGCTATTGCTGATAAACGTACTCCTGAGATGGGTAAAGAACAACTTAAGAAGCTCAAACAACAGGCTATTGTAGCAGCCCGTCTAAAGACTGGTGCTGATGGAGCTGGTACTCGTATCAACATAGACAATGATGAGTGGCAAGCTATCCAGTCTGGTGCTGTAAGTACTAAGATGCTTACTGATGTACTACGCTTTGCTGATAGTGATCGTGTTAAGCAACTGGCTACACCTCGTAAAGAGAAGGCCATCAGTCTTGGTACAGCTAGCAGAGCTAGAGCTATGCTTAAGAGTGGTCACACCTATGCTGAAGTAGCGTCTGCTCTAGGTATCAGTGTGTCTACTGTGCAAGACCTATCATAGAAAGGAGGAGCTAGTCCATGACTACACAACAAGACACCGTTGACAACTCATCACTCTATGCTGATACAGTAACGAATGAAGAGTACAACAAAGCAGTAAGTATTAATGCTATGCTTACTACGTATGACAACCCATACAATCCATACACAGACTATGATGCTTGGTGGCAATGGGACAAAGAGAATGGTTACAACACACCAGAACTCTTAGCGTTTGTAATGGGTGACACATCTAAAGCTTTAGATGAAGTAGAAGTAGCACAGATCCAAGCTACTGCTATGAACTACATCGTAGATGAAGGACCAATTGAAGACGTTTGGACATTCATCAAAGAAGATACAGCGACGCCCATTCGTTTACCGACATCAACGTCGACCGTGACAACATTTTAAATGAAATAAAACGAGTCACAAAATGCGACACCCCATAGGGGGAGGGTCGTGGGATCTCCCCACCCCTCTGCATCGCCGCACCTCTCCAAAATTTCCCCGGAGTGGTTTTTGACCCTAATTCTTGGGTCAAAGTATAGGGTAACTAAATCAAAGGAGACTAGAACTATGCACACAGAAGTACACGACCACTTCATTGGTCTGCTAAAGTGGCTACTATCTCCTGAAGTTCTTTCTCAGATCGGACTTTATGTCGGTATAGGAGCTTCAATTGTTGGTTTTTCAACTCGTGTTTTCAAGAAACTCTGGAACAAACTCGAAGAAAAGCAAAACCAAGAGATCGAAGGTATCAAAAATTCCATTGAGGCATTAGCTATCAGCATGGAAGAGATGAGAAAGACCCAAGAGCGAGACTTCTTGAGGTTACAAATCATCACCGGCATCCATTCCGGACGATTGTCGAACAACGAAGTTCTGACATTGTATGACCAGTACGTCCAAAACGGCGGAAACTCGTATGTTAGTCGGGTAGTGAATGATTATGTGGAAGAAGAAAAATCAAGGGAAGAGGTAAAACGTAATGTTAGAAAACGTACTTAATTTAATTACGTTAGTTGTTATGGTAGCACCATTGGTTGTTGAAGGGGTTAAATACCTCGGTGCTATCACCCACAACAAAAAAGTTATTACGCTGGCCGAACGAGCAATGATCATCGTGTCATCACTCGACCGCTTGGATATTGCTAACGACAGTAAGAAACAAGCAGCTCTAGACAAGCTACTTCATTTCGCTAATGAAACGCGCACTCAATTGACCACTGCTCAAGCAGAAGATTACATCGAGAATGCTGTTTTAACGTTACGCAGACTTCAGGAAAGTGCTAGCAATTCGGAGGTATCTACAAATGCCCCGGAGAAGAAATGAAACGGACGATATTCGTCAAGCATTAACACCAGAAGGACGAATGCTAAAACTTACAAAGAAAGCATTCGACTTGGCCGAGCGCCAGTTAGACGATGGTACCATAGCTCCAAGTACTTTGAACGCTCTATTGCGTTATGGTACAGTAGAAAACGAACTCCAACTAGAAGGTCTTAGAGCCAAGAACAAACTTAATGACTCTAAAGTCGCTTTGATTGACAGCGAAGTCAAAGGTAAAGGCGACAGTCAAGAAGTTATTAATGCTATTCGTGGTTATATGCCGTCGGAGGAGTTCAATGTCGAATAGAGAGCTTCTATTAGATTTATCTTACGATGAATTAATTAAGTACTCGTCATATGGTGATCGACTAAACTATCTTTCTCTATACAAGAAGGGATACATCTCTCCAAGAACAATCTCGAATAAATTTTACCGGTCAAGACTATGGATGGATCTTCGTGATCAAGTCATTGCTCGAGATCTCGGTTACGATTTGGGTGTTCCTGGTATGGATATCGAAGGGCCGATCTTAGTTCACCACATTTTCCCATTGGAAGAAGAGGACATACTAAATTGGGATGAAGACGTATTGTTAAATCCCAATCGGTTGATTACAACTTCTATTAAGACACACAACATAATCCATTATGGAGATAGATCCCAAAGCGTGTATGTCGAAAGAAAGCCTGGTGATACAAAACTATGGTGAGGTACTAATGTCAAAAATTTTAGACGATGTTAAGAGTACTTTAGATTTTGCTTCAGAAGAAGATTCTGGGTTTGATTCTAGACTATTGTTGGAAATCGATGGTATTGTTGGTACGTTATCACAACTTACCAAAGTACACCCAGATTGTGACATAACAAAAGATACCGAATGGAGTCAATTGTTAAAAGAATCTGACAAACATCTATTAAGACTCGTCAAGCAGTACATATTCCTTTCCATACGAGTGGTATTCGATCCGCCTGCTGGTAGTGTCCTAACAACACTAACTACAAGCATCAATAATACTGCTCACCGAATTATTATTCAGAAGGGAGAGTACAATGATGCAGAGTGACGTTATTATTGGAACGGATACATCTGATGACATTATTCAGCACTTCGGAATCAAAGGTATGAAGTGGGGGTTTCGTAGAAGTCGTAAGCCTAGCACTCGAAGATTGAAACGAGAAGCTAAGAAAGCTCAAAAAGCCTGGGATCGTAAGTATCTGTCAAGACATACTATGACAACTACAGATCTACGAAAAGCCACTGAAAGACTTAAAGCTGAAAATAATTTCGCGGAACAGGTTTATCGTTCTAGAAATATAATGAACGGCGGTAACAACAATAACAACAAAGGTAATAATAAATCTAATCCATTAACCGAAGTTGTTAAATCTATTGGTAACGATATTATTCGTGATCAAGCTAAAACCGGTTATAAAGTTATTCAGGATAAAGTGAAAGATCATTTGCCCGAGTATACTAAAGCAACAACCAAAGCCGCCCGTGCACTTGTTAAAGTAATGGGGTAATTTATTTTGGTACTATCTAACAAAGCATATCCGGAAGAGTACATGAAGTTTAAGGAGCAAGTTCTTAGAGGTGAGATTCCGGTAAATCGGATGGTGTCACTGGAAATGAACCGTATTGATTTCTTAATTGAGTCACCGGATTATTACTATGATAATAAAGCCATCGAGGGCTTCGTTAGGTTTTGCGAGAATGAAATGACCCTCACAGATGGTAGTGACGTAACTCTTCTACCATCATTTAAATTATGGGCTGAATGTGCCCTCGCATGGTTCTATCTCTCAGAGGAAAGGGTATACAATCCTAAACTCGGTAAATGGGAGATAAAATCAAAATTCAAGCGACTTACGAACAAACAATTCTTGATTGTGGGGCGTGGGGCCGCTAAATCTCTATACTCAACATTTATGCAAGCATACATGTTGCTTATAGACACAACCACAACACACCAAGTAGTTTGTGCACCAACAATGAAACAAGCAGAAGAGATCATGGGGCCATTCCGTACTGCATTAAGTAGAGCCAAAGGCCCTCTTGTGCAATACATGGTTCAAGGATCCAAGATGACGGGTAATCTTACCCAGAAACAATTGTTAGCATCAACTAAAAAGGGTGTTGAAAATTTCGCTACAAATAGTCTATTAGAAATTCGCCCAATGTCTATTGACAAACTTCAAGGTCTTCGTTGTAAATACGCCTCGGTAGATGAATGGTTATCTGGTGATGTTCGCGAAAACGTTATTGGAGCAATAGAACAGGGCGCTTCTAAGAATGATAATTACATGATTATAGCAACTTCGTCTGAAGGTACTGCCCGGGATGGTGTTGGGGACACAATTAAGATGGAACTTACAGATATTCTTGAAGGACGATTCTTTAATCCCCATGTATCTATTTGGTACTATCGATTGGACGACGTACGTGAAGTAGCTTTCCCCGAGATGTGGATGAAAGCAAATCCCAATCTTGGGGCTACAGTTTCTTATGAGACATATCGACGCGAGGTTGAACAAGCTGAACACCAACCCTCTGATAGAGCGGATATTCTAGCAAAACGTTTCGGTATTCCTGTTGAAGGTTATACATATTTCTTCGTTTACGAAGAAACGATTCCTCATAGACCACAAAACTTTGATGGACTTGAATGCGCACTCGGTGGTGACCTTTCTCAAGGTGATGACTTCTGTGCTTTTACATTCTTATTCCCGATTGGTCGTGGTCGATTTGGTGTTAAAACACGATCGTATGTTTGTGAAAGCAAACTTAAGAAACTAACGTCAGCTATGCGTAATAAGTATGATGAGTTTATAAACGAGGGTACACTCGTTGTTATGCCAGACACAATTCTGAACATGATGAAAGTGTATGACGATTTGTCAAACTTCATTTATGAGCACAAATATTCTGTTTATGCATTCGGTTTCGACCCATATAATGCCAGAGAGTTCGTTGAAAGATGGGGTCGTGAAAATGGTGAGTATGGCGTTGAAAAGATTATTCAAGGTTCTAGAACAGAGTCTGTTCCAATGGGTGAGCTTAAGAACTTGGCTATGGAACGACAATTGATCTTTGATGAAGAGCTTATGAAATTTGCTATGGGTAATGCCGTTGCTATTCAAGATAATAACGGTAACTACAAATTATCTAAGCGAAGAGCTGATGAAAAGATCGATAATGTAGCCGCATTAATCGACGCATGGGTTGCTTACAAACATAATTTAGACTTATTTGTATCATAGAAAGGCCAATATGAGTATTTTTACAGATGGACTTACGCATGCTTGGTCTATGTTTTCCAAAACAAAAACTACTTCCAATTTAGTTGAGACAGATGAGGTATTTCAACTGTCCAACGAACCACGGGCATTAAGCCCAAACACCTCCATAGCCGGACGATCATATAGTCGTTCATCAATTGCGTCTATGATCTTTAATAGGATCGCTATGGACGCAGCTATGGTCAAATTTCAACACGTTAAATTGGAGAACGATGGAGAGAACCAGACTGTACAAAAGAAATCGTCATTGCAGCGTCTGTTCGACGTAGAAATGAATATTGACCAATCGTCAACCGATTTCTTCCACGATTTGGTTTACTCATTGTTTGACGATGGAGTTGTTGCAGCCGTTCCATTAGAAGCAACAATTGACCCAATGACATCTGATGCCTACGATATTACATCTATGCGTGTCGGAAAGATTTTGGAGTGGTATCCAACCAAAATTCGTGTTAAAATTTATAACGAAACAAAAGGTGATTTCTCAGAGATTATTGTGCCAAAGAAAATGTGTGCGATTATCGAGAACCCTTTGGCAAACATTATTGGTCCTGAAAATCCAACAATGTCTCGTCTCTTGCAAAAGTTATCTTTATTAGATGCTCAGGATAGAGAAGCCATTGCTAACAAATGGAACATGATTCTGCAATTACCAGTCCCTGTCCGAAACGACATTAAGCGAAAAGAAGCTAATGATCGTATTAAGGACATCGAGGTTCAACTTAAAGAATCTCCTATGGGCATTGCTTATGTTGCTGCCGATGAAAAGATTACCCAACTCAATCGCCCGGTTAATTCTAATCTGATGGACGAAATTAAGTATCTGACTGATGAGCTTTTATCGCAGATAGGATTAACCAAAGCGGTATTTGATGGGACAGCTAACGCTGAGCAAATGCAGAATTATTATACCCGTACAATTGATCCTATTGTGACTCGTATTCAAGAAGAATTCCAACGTAAATTCATCACTAAGACGGGTTATACACAAGGACATCGTATTGTTACGTATAATGATCCATTTAAACTTGTACCAACAAGTCAACTTGCAACAATTGGCGACTCATTGCTACGGAACAGAATTCTTACCTCGAACGAATTCCGTGCTGTTATTGGTTATGGACCTATTACAGATCCTATGGCTGATCAATTGTATAATCCTAACATCGCTGATAACAATCAAGATGTTTCTGTACCTGGGTCGGTCGCGTCCCCTGGAGATGAAAGTTACGAAGAGAATCCAGAAGAACTGGATGAAGACGGCTATCTCGAGTACCTAAGACAACTTCAAAATGGCGGCAAATAATTGACGGAGGTAAATCGTATTCATGGGAAAACATCCTAAGTATGATTTCGCGGGTTATGTAACCCGTAATGACATGCGTTGTACAGACGGTGTCACCATTCGTCATGGAGCATTTGCTGAGAACGATGGTAAAAAGGTTCCTCTGGTTTGGTCACACGACCCGAGCACACCTGAAAACATCATCGGACACGTGCTATTGCATCATGCGGATGAGGGCGTTTATGGCGAAGGGTATTTTAATAATACCCAAAAAGCTGTCAACGCCAAAGAACTCGTACAACATGGTGATATCATGTGTATGTCAATCGGAGCGAATCGTATTAAACGTACTCCGCAAAATGACGTTATTCATGGTAACATCTATGAAGTATCGCTTGTGCTCGCAGGAGCTAATCCTGGGGCCGTAATTACAGAAGTGCTACAGCACTCTGATAATCCAGACGAAGGGGAAAGTATCGTAATGGAAAGTAACCAACTTATTCATTCAGCTAGCGATGTGTTGCTTGGCGACGAAACACGAGTTAGTGTATTCGACCGTATCCAACACGCTGAAGAAGGTACTGAATCTGCAGTTCTTGATGAAGTATTGGGAACTCTTAATGAGGATCAACAAGAAGCAGTATCTATCTTGACTGAAGCAGCAGCTAATGCTGCTCTTGAAGCGCATGAAGCGGCAATCGACGAAGAATTTGAAAACGCTGTTGACGCTCGAGTAAATGAAATTCTTGATGAACTCGCAGCAGAAGCTGACGACGAAGAAGACGAAGAATCTGAAGAAATCGAACAATCCGACAAGGGAGGAACTTTGATGCACTATAACGCATTCGAACAAACATCTGCTAATAACAACGAAGAAATTCGTCACTCATTAACAGAAGCTATGCAAACAGCCAAAGACCGTGGTCTTAAGCTTAGTAACGTTCTTGTAGACTTCGAGAATGGCGACACTCTTAAACACTCAATGAACAACATCGATAAGTTGTTCCCAGATCACCAATTGCAAAACGGTGTTCAAGTAATCTACTCACCTAACACTGCTACAGAACATATCTTGTCTAAAGTAACAAAAGTTCCAACAGCATTTGTTAAATCAATCATGACAGACTTGTCTGACCTTACTGACGAACAACTTCGTGCGAAAGGTTATATCAAGGGTACAGAAAAGAAAGAACAAATCATTTCATTCCTTTCTCGTAAAACTGATCCAACTACAATCTATAAAAAACAATCAATTGACCGTGACGATGCTATCGATATCGGCCAACAATTGAACGTTGCTGCCTTCTTCAACCAAGAAATGCGCATCAAGTTGAACGATGAAATTGCACAAGCAATCCTCGTATCAGATGGTCGTGCTACTGGTGATGCTGCTAAGATCAAAGAAGACAAGATCCGTCCTATCTCTAAAGACGAAGACTTCTACACAATCAAAGCTAAATACAATCCTAAGATGCTTCTTGACTTGTTCCAAACTGTTGCGGAATTCAAGACTAAGATGCTCGGTTCTGGTACACCAACTCTTTATGTTAACCCACTCTTCCTTACTAAACTTCGCTTCTTGCGTAACAAGAACGAACAATGGGTATTCGGTGGACAACAACCAGCGACTAAAGAATATCTTGCTTCATTGTTCGGTGTAGCTGATATCGTTGAAACTAACTTCTTGAAAGAAGACGAAATGATCATGGTTAACCTTGCTGACTACCAAATTGGTACTAATAAAGGTGGCGAAGTTAACACGTTTGAACACTTCGATATCGACTACAACAAACAAAAATACCTTATTGAAGCTCGTCTTTCAGGAGCTCTTGTGCGCGCTAAATCTGCTGTGTACTTCACTCCAGAAAATGGTACAGCCGCTCCTGCCGCTGCGACTGGAACTGAATCACCTCGAGTAGGCGGATAATGAAATACTCTGGTAACGCGGGTTTTCGGATTACTGATGTAGAGGTTGAGCCGGATGTGTTCGAACCTCAAGTGGTTGTTAAGAAAGTACGCGGCGATGTTGTTACGAGTCGTTACCATCATGATCAAAATGGCGACAAATCGACAATTGATAACATACGAATTACCAACCAGATTTCATTAGTAGCTGATCAATTCTTTATGAAGCATATTTCAAATCTTTTGTATTTGGAATATCAGGGGGTCAAATGGAAAGTCGAAAGCTTTACTATAAGACCCCCACGAGTGATTTTGGATTTAGGAGGAGTTTACAATGAGCAAAAGAATGCTTATCCGACAGATTCTAACCGAAGCGATTCGGAAGTCTAATGAGGATTATAAACTCTTCTATAATCCTACATCAAACACCACTTTGACGTACCCGTGCATTCTTTATAAGAGAACGGGTATTAGACAACGGCATGCAGACAATGTTCGTTATCATTCACATGAAGTATATCAAATCACTATAATCGACAAACGTGTCGAGACTCCAATCTTACCTCAACTTTTGGAAAACCAATACTGTGTGTATGAGAATGAATTTATTGTCGATAATATGCATCACATTATTTTAAAAATTAACACGGGAGGATTAGCTAATGGCTAAACTTAAATTCGACGAACTCGGAAAACGTATTTATGAAACTGGTGTTTCCGAAGCCGTATTGTTTGTACAAAACGCATCGGGTCAATATCCTAAAGGTGTTGCTTGGAATGGTATCACTGCCGCTAACGAATCTCCATCAGGAGCTGAAGCAAATGACCAATACGCAGACAACATCAAATACTTGTCACTTACTGGTGCCGAAAACTTTGAAGGTACTATCGAAGCATTCAACTCTCCAGTTGAATTTGACGAATGTGACGGTATGAAAGTGATCGTTAAAGGTGCTGTTGCTCACCAACAAAACCGTACACCATTTGGATTTGCATTCAAATCTATCGTTGGTAACGACACTCAAGGTAATGACTACGGTTACAAACTTCACTTGTGGTATGGATGTAAAGCTGCTCCATCAGAACGTTCACACGCTACTGTTAACGACAGCCCAGAACCACAAAACCCATCTTGGTCAATTTCTTCAACTCCAGTTACAGTTCCTGGTCACAAACCAACTTCTGTAATCACAATTGATTCTACTCAAGTTGAAGCAACTAAGATGCAAAAAGTTCTTGAAGCTGTATATGGTACAGATGATGCCGATGCATATCTTCCATTGCCAGAAAAAGTTATTGAACTATTGTCTTAATTAACACTTTATAGGAGGTATGTCATAGTATGATTAAACAGCAAGTTCGTTATGAGGATTTCGATGGTATCCAACAAGAGGAAACTCTTTACTTCAATCTTAACCGTATGGAATTGATTGCTTTGCAAGCTCGTTACGGTAAAGATGACATGGCAAAATACATCGAAAAAGTTCAAGCCGAAGAAGACTATCAAAAGATGTACGATCTATTGAACGACATCGTTTTGACTTCATACGGCGTTCGTTCGGAAGATGGAAAACGCTTCATCAAGAATGACCAAGTTCGTGAAGACTTCAAAACTTCACTTGCTTACGAAGCTTTGATTGAAGACTTCCATGACGATGAAGGAGTTACCCTTAATAAATTTATTACCGGTATCACTTCTCATATTCGTGGGCTTAAAGAAGCAGCCGCTTCTGCCGCAGCTCCAGCTGCACAGTAATTCGGGTTGTGGGTGTATTTTTTGCACCCCTTCCTTTTTATTTGTTAAATTTTTTGAGGTGTGAGTATCATGGGATCAGAGTATCTTACAATAAAAACGGAAGATGTTGAATATTGGGATGAGGAAAAGAACGAGTTTATAACCGAAGATGGAGAGGAATACACATTCCGATACACACTTAAGAATTTAGATCGTTGGGAGACAAAACATGAGAAGAGATTCATTGATAACAAGGAAGAGGTCACCGAAGAAGAGATTCTCGACTTCATTATTATGATGTGTGATCAAGAATTAGACACTTCTAAATTGTCACCTAATGATTTTAAAAAGATTATTGAGTACATGGGACATACACCATCGGCGACGACTACCCCTAAACCAACAGGGAGTGCTCGACCAGTTGCTCAACGTAAGAAGATATTTACATCTGAGATAATTTATGCTCATATGGCACTTAACCATATTCCGTTCGACTGGGAAGATCGAAACTTAAACAAACTAATCATTTTGTTGAATAGTGTCGCTGCATTACAAGAGCCACCTAAGAAAATGACAAAGGAAGAGGCTATGGCAGAGCAGCGAGCTATAATTATGAAACGACGTGCCGAAGAAGCGGAAAGGAGAAAAATGCGTGGATGATTTTATTATTCATTCAGATGATGTAATCCAACATTTCGGTGTTAAAGGCATGAAGTGGGGCAAACGATTACGAGATAATCACGTCCAGAACTTGGAATATAAATACCGAAAATTGGGTTATAACGAAGAACAAGTTAAGCAAAAACTTGCCAAACGCCTTAGAAATGAGAAAATTGCATTGGGCGCTGTTGGTGCTGCTGGTGCTGCTGCGGCCGGATACATGTTAAAAAACAAAATCCAAGATGACTTTATCGGTAGAACACTAAAGAAGGGAAAGACGTTCGACTCTGTCAATGCCGCTTCTAAAATTGACACGTCTAGACCTGTTTATGGCGCTTATCGAAAAAACGATAAAGTTAAGTATCGTGGCATGTATGGAATGCAACGAAAAATGCGACGGGTCATTTACGGCGACGATTATGGGTTGGGGGATCACGACAACATTTATAAATTTAAGGCTGTTAAAGATGTTAAAATAGCCCCTAATAGAGCGGCTAAAAAATCTTTCAATAAGCTTTATAAGAATGACTCAGAGTTCCGTTCTGTGGCTGACGAAATAGCTTCACAAGTTAATAAATCCAAAAACAAGTACAATAATTTTAATGTTGGATTAGTAGCTCGAGGACATGACGAAAGATATAAGAAAAATATTGATAAGTTTTATTCATCGCTTAAGAAAAAGGGATATGATGGGCTTAACGATATTAATGATAAGAAATACTCAGGATACAGAACAAAGAATCCAACCATATTCTTTGATCATAAGAACCTAAAAGTTGCTAGTAAGAAAATCTTAACTAATGACACAATAGAAAAAGATTACGACAAGACTATGAAAATTTTATCGGTTCAAAATAATGCTGGTAAAGTTGCCGGATTCGGTACCGCGGTAGCCGGACTTGCAGCGTATTCGTCTCATAGAAACAATAATTATGTTCGTAAGAATGATGATGAATACAACAAGAAGTATGGTAAGAAGGCCCGTAAATGAAAATTTCGGTGAGTGGAGATTTTAATAATCTCGAAAGATATCTTAAGAAAGATAGACGAGTATCTTTAGATCAATTAGGTAAGGCTCTTGTGGAAGCACTCAGAGCTGCTACACCCGCCAGATCTGGAGCAACTGCTTCGGCATGGGGGTATCGTATATCCAAAACAGGTCGAGGCGAAGAACTCGAAATCTTTAATACAAACATTAACAAAGGTAAAAACATTGCTATTCTGATTCATTATGGACACGGTACGGGTACAGGAGGATATGTTCCTCCACACCCATACATCGATAAAGCTATTGATTCCGCATACAAATCAGCTATAAACAGGGTTTTAACCGATTACCTTAAATAGGAGGCAATAAATGGCAGGATATGTTGATGAGAAAGTCGCCAAGGTAACCTTAGACAATAAAGGTTTTACTAAGAACACTCAAGACACAATATCTGCTCTGGATAAACTTAAAGCGGCATTCTCTAAGATTAATGGCGGAAACGCGTCTAAGAACATTGCTAAAGAGATGAACGCTATTCCAGAAGCAGTATCAAATTCAACAACAAAATCCCAAGGTTTATTATCTCGCTTAAAGAATATTTTTAGTCGTAGCACTGATAACATTAACATGTCAGGCGCTGCCAAATCTATCGATCAGATGAATACCGATGTTGCTGATAGAACGTCTAAAACATCAAGCATTTTATCTCGGTTGAAGGGTATTTTTCAAAAGGCGGATAATCACCAGGGATTCACAAACTCGATTAAGTCTATTGATGGACTAAATGCTAAAGCATCAGGTATTAACCTCAATCCACTTACCGGAGCATTTTCTAGAGCAGCGGACTCCGTAAAAGGGTCCCTTAATGCTATGGATGTTGCAATGGGCATCGTGATGGGTAACATGATGCAGAAAGCTATTAGCTTTGGTGCTAAATTCTTTAAAGGCCCAATGGATGGTCTGAACGAATACAACGAAAAACTTGGATCCGTTCAAACGATCATGACGAATACTGAATGGGAAATTCCGGATCAATCTAAGCGTATGCGTATGACTTCTAAGACTTTGGAAGATTTGAACGAATACGCCGACAAAACCATTTACTCATTCAAAGATATGACCAAGAACATCGGTACGTTTACTGCGGCCGGTGTTGGCTTGGAAGATTCCGCTGTAGCGATCAAAGGTATTTCTAACTTGGCCGCTGCATCAGGATCAAATACTCAACAAGCATCTACTGCGATGTACCAATTATCTCAAGCGTTAGCTTCTGGTAAAGTAGGTCTTCAGGACTGGAACTCCGTAGTAAATGCTGGTATGGGTGGTAAGTTATTCCAAGACCGTTTGACCGAAATGGCCGAAAAGATGGGACATGCTCGTGATATGACTAAATCTTTCCGGGATTCCTTGAAAGACGGTTGGTTGACTTCAGAAGTTCTTATTAACACTTTGAAAGAATTCTCCGTCGATGAGCAAATGCTTAACGCGGCAACTCAGATCAAATCATTTGGTCAATTGGTAGATACTGTCCAAGAAGCCATTGGTTCTGGATGGGCTACTTCATGGGAATATTTATTCGGTGGATATGAAGAAGCTAAAGGTCTTTGGACGGAAGTCGGTAAGATTGTCGGCAATTATTTCGACGATGCTCAAGGAACATATCATGATGCTATTCTGGATATGGATCGTAGTTTGGGTAATTTCCGAAATGCGGTTTTGAAGACGTGGAAAGACTTGGGAGGTCAAGCATCGTTCTTTAACATAATTAAGAACAGCTTTGAAATTGTCTTTAAAGCACTAACAAAATTCCGAGAAGGATATCGAAGCGCATTTGGCGACTTTAAAACAGTTGGTCAATCATTATATAATGTTACCAAAGCAGTTGAAAATTTCACTCAAAAACTAGCCCAATCTAGAGTATTGTTTATGCTATTTGGAAATGTTGGACGATTATTTGGTAATGCTATATCGTTGATAATGAGTATGTTCGGAAGATTCATCAAAGGTTTCATGCAGTTCGGTACTGGAGCAATGTCATTTATAGCAGCAATAAATTCTGTTGTTGCTGTATTGGCCAATTTCTTTTCTGCACTCAGATTTAATACTAATTTGATGGCAGGAATGCAATCCCTCGGTGCTTCATTATCCAATGTATTTAAAACTGTAAGTGCGGTTGTCAATATACTTGTCACTGCTTTTATGAAACTATTTGGATCAGTTAATACTTTAAACGGTATATCCAATAGTTTAGGATGGTTTAAGACATTAGCTGGATGGATTGAAAAGGCAACTGGAGCTATCGCAAATTTCGTTAGCGCATTGTCATATTCTCTTATGACTGGAAAATCTCTAGAAGGTCAAGGAATTAAGATCACCGGCGTGTTCAAAGCAATCGGTGCTGCGATAACATTTGTTGCCGGATTGTTAAAAGGATTTGTAGGAATTATTTCAAAAGTCTTTGGTTCTCTGAAGAACTTGAAATTCGAAAATCCGTTCAAGAATATGTTTGGTGATAAATCGGTTGATACCGGATGGGGCGATAAAATAGCCGCCGGAATCAAAAAAGGATTTGATAAAATTAAATCCGTAGTTACTTCAGCATCTAAATCGTTAGCCGACACGATTAGAAAGATGTCGTTTAGCGACATGCTCAAAGCCGCATTTGCCGGATGGGCCGGTCTTAAAATCTTCAAGTCCATTAAGAACAAGAAAGGCGGCGGTGGACCATTTGGCGAAATTATGGACATGTTCAAGGATTTTGTCAATAATGGTAAAGAGATGGTATCTAAAGTATCCGAAGTTTTGGATGGTGTAAAAGAGTCTTTACAATCGTTTACTGGAGCGGTTAAAGCTGGATCATTATTAATGATTGCTTCAGCTTTGATGATTTTGGCTTTATCTCTTAAAATGCTTGCTGGCATGTCTACCGAAGATTTGGTACGTTCAGGTTCGGCCATAGCTTCACTCAGCTACATTCTAACCGCTGCTATGAAACGATTATCCAAGATCGATAAGATACCTCCAGGAACTGCTGTAAGCATGATAGGTTTCGCTATTGGTATTCGTATTCTAGCTGGCGCTATGAAGAAACTGGCAGATCTAGATACTAATCAACTTGACGTTGCTGTTAGAGGTATTGCTGCGGCCACCCTCATTCTTGTTGGAGCTATGAAATTGCTCGAAGGTGGAAAGAAAGTCCAAACTGGAGTCCTTTCAATGATAGGATTTGTTTTGGCTATTAGATTACTTGTTGGAGCTATGGATAAACTCAAAGATTACAACATGGACCAAATCAAAACATCATTGATTGGCGTTGTAAGTCTTATGGGTGCTTTGGCTCTTAGCATGAAAGTGATGAATGGCGTCAAAATCAAAATCAGCAACATGTTCGGAATGATCACATTCGCCGGAACTATTTATCTGCTGGTTATGACACTTGAGAAACTAACCAAGCTTAATCCTGACAGATCTGCGAAAGCGATGGAACAGATTACAGTTCTTATTTTAGAGCTTGTATCGGTTATGCATTTACTTCGCGGTGTTAAGATAAAACTGACTACGCTTGCGGGTCTAATAACATTTACCACAATGGTATTTGTATTGGTTAAATGTGTTGAGAAACTGGCCAATGTCCAACCTGATAGATTAATTCCTGCAGTAGAAGCAATGGCATCTATATTTGGACTTCTAGTGTTGTCGATGCATGCGCTTAGAGGCGCTAAAGTTAACTTATCGGCATTGTTAAGCCTTATTTCATTCACTTTGAGTGTCAAAGTGTTAGTTAATGCTTTAACCGAAATTGCTGATATGAACCCATGGCGATTAGAGAGCTCATTACAAGCATTAGCATCTGTAATGGGACTTCTTGTATTAGCAACACATTCTTTACGTGGAGCAAAAGTAAATCTTAGCGCTTTATTTACGCTTCTTACTTTCGCTAAGACTGTAAAAGATGTTGTTAAAGCTCTCCAAGATATTGCAAACATTAATCCGGAAAGACTACCCGGCGCTTTAACAGCACTTGGTTTGATATTCTTGCAATTAAGCGCTGTTACCGTGGCTATTACAAATCTTTCTGGTCCTGTATCCAGTTCAATTGGAGCTGCAATACTTTTATTGGCGTTAGTTCCGGTATTGTCTCAAATAGGTAATACATTATTGACACTTTCTATGATACCATGGAAAAGTCTTACAACTGCTATGACGGCATTAATTGCCACATTAGGGGCTCTAACTGTGGTTGCAGCAGTAATGGCATCTCTAGGTGGTGGCGGTGTTGTCGGCGCCGGATCATTATTAATAATGTCTGTGGCATTGATAGCATTATCCGTACCTTTGAAGATATTAAGTACTATACCGATGTCTAAAATTGCTACCGCATTGATCGCTTTAGCTGTTTCTCTAGGAATAGTATTAGCAGCCGCGGCAATAGCTCAAGTTGTTGGTGCCGGTCTTCTAATGTTATCTGGGGTTTTAATCGCTCTTGGCATCGCTGCAGTTGGTATTGGTGCTGGTTTGGCACTAGCCGGTGTCGGTATAGGTCTTATTATTACTGCTTTGAAAGAATTAGCAGCGACAGGACCCGCCATATTGAAAGGTTTGGTTGAAGCATTAGATACTTTGCTTAAATCTTTGGCTGAGCGCGCTCCATCTATGCTAACATCTTTAATCAAGATTATCCGAATAGCCATTAAAGGATTGATTGTATTAATCCCGGATATGGTGCAGTTTGGTATTAAACTTGTCATAGGATTGTTACAAGGATTTACAGAGTCTATACCGCAATTGGTATCTTCGGCTGTTAAATTGATAGTCGAGATTGGTAAAGCTCTAATTGACAACATTGGGACTTTGGTCGATGTTGGTATTCAGATCGCTGTTAAATTCATTCAATCATTTGCTGATGGTTTGATGAAATACCGAGATCAAATTATAAAAGCAGTTACAGATCTGTTGAAGATTGTATCGGATATTGTCTTAACTGTTATTGGTGAATTGGTCGGACCAATTCTTAATAAACTTGTGGAAGTCTTGACGCCGGTTAAAGACTTTATTCTAGGCGCTTTGAGTGAATTGGCGACAGCAATTGAGCCTATATTCACGCCATTAATGGATGCACTTAAAGTCTTATTCGAGTCTTTAGCAGTGATTATTCGTTCACTAGCGGACGCTATCATCGCAATTGTCCAATCAATCGCTCAAGTAGTGGAAGCTTTGGCTCCGGTATTTATTACCTTATTCCAAACAATTCAAGTTGTTGCAAATGATATTGTTGTTATATTCCAAACTATTGGACAGACAATTACAAACGTAGCTAATGCTATTGTTGCGGTGGTTCAAACTATTGGACAAACAATCCAATCTGTATTCCAATCTATTGCGTCTATTGTTAACTCAGTAATGCAAGGAATTGTCGGAGCAATCAATGGATTTGCCAATGTTATTTCCGCAGCTGGTGAAGCAATTAAGAACGTATTTGTCGGTATTGGACAAGGCATTCAAGCTGCATTACAAGGTGTAGCGTCGGTAGTAGAATCTATCGGTGGAGCAATCAAAGCGGCATTTGAAGGAATTGGTACTGCTGCTCAAGGAGTAGGTCAGGGAATTCAATCTGCATTCCAAGGAATCGCATCGATCGTTGAATCTGTTGGTACTTCTATTAAATCCGCTCTTGAAGGAGTAGGTAAAGCATTCGAAGGTGCTGGTAAATTTGCTGAAGGATTCGGTAAAGGTATCGAGCATGTAATGAACGGTGTTTCCAGCATAGTCGATTCAGTAGGTAATGCTATAAAAGGTATTATCGAAGCTGTCGGTAAAGCATTTAAAGACGTTGGTAAGGGTATCGAATTGATGGGTAAAGGTATGAAACCTATTGCCGATCATGGATTCCAAGCCGCAGCCGCAATTACCGCTGTATCTGGTGCTGTTGCTCTCTTAGGTGGAGCATCATATACTGGTAACTTGAACGGATTCCGTGCAGACTTAGACAAACTCGATACAGTCATGTATAAGATGAGCACTCGTAAGGGATCTGGAGATGCAATTAAAGATATTGCGTCTGCTCTTAAGACTGCCTCATCTGCTGCTCCAAGTGCGGCCTCTGCATTAGAGAAATTTGCATCTTCATCTGAGAAGATTAAATCTTCAGCTAGCGGTATGGCAAGCAATATTAAGGGCGTTGCAAGTTCATTATCAAGTATCGGACAAGCCACAATGGGAGCTGCTCCTGGCATTACCGTATTAGCGGCAGGTCTTGAGAAAGTGGCAAATACGCTTACCCAATTTATGGGTCGAGCAATGGCTATTACTGCGTCTATGACATCGTTGGGAATGATATTTACAACAACTGGATCTGCTGTGGCAAATCTAGGTAACTCGTTCGCATCTATTTCTAACAGCACAACAGCATTCGGTAATGCTATGAATCAAGCAAGAACTGCTCTTGCACAATTCGGAGCAAGCGCTGCTGGGTCTACAACTTCATTTGCTGTACTTGGCACCGCTATGACAATGGCTATGACTCTCGTAGTTAATGCCGTGAATAACGGTATGAACCAAGCTCGTGCAGCATTGCAACAAGGATTCGCTATGATGGGCATGGCTGCTGCGACGTCAATGACGACTGTTGTTATGGCTGTTAATATGGGAATGATGAGTGTTGTGAACGCTATCCGTACTAATATGGCATCGGTTTCAACTGTTGTGTCTACTGGTATGGCTCAAGCCGCTGCGGGTATGGCCAGAGGCTTTGCTATGATGGGCGTTAGCGCATCTACATCTATGGCATTAGTCCGTACAACAGTAATGACTGGTATGATGGGTGTTGTCCAATCTATCCAAATGTCCATGAATCAAGCAGCTATGGCAATGACATCATCAATGGCTAGAATTGCTCAAGCTATGGCTTCGTCTATGTCGCAAATTAATGCTCAAATGAACATGTCTCTAAACATGATGAGAGCATCAATGCAAATGGCATTTATGACCATGCAGATGACAATCATGACAGCTATGATGCAAATGGCCAACCAAATCCGTAGCTCAAGTGCAATGATGCAGGCCACTATGCTCCAACTTGGAACTCAAATGGTATCTGCTATGCGTATGGCTATGGCGTTGCTTAATATCACTATCATGACAGGTATGATGCAAGCTGCAAACGGAGTTCGATCTGCTGCTGGTGTCGCTTATGCTGGTGGTATGTACGTCGGTTCGATGATTTCACAAGGGGTTGCCGCAGGTATCCATGCTCACTTAGGCGCAGTTATTGCAGCAACCAATGCCATTGTCCAACAAGCACATAGAGCGGCTAAAGCCAAAGCAGAAATCCGATCACCATCTCGTTTGTTTGCTAGAGGTGTCGGTAAGTTTATTCCTCAAGGGGTTGCTATGGGTATTGCTAAAGAGATGCCTAAGTCTGTCGCTAAGATGTCTAAGACATTCGGAGAGGCATTTAGTGAAGTTGGTAGCAACGCTATCGATCATGCAAACTCAATGGCCACAGCTGTTAGTGACGCTGTGAATGGTGTTGGACAATTGTTAGACGACTCATTGGCTGACATGGAATACAAACCAACGATCACTCCAGTAGTCGATACAACCAATCTAGACAAACTTCAAAATGGCAACATTCTACGGGGAATCGGAGTTGATGCAACTAATGTTCCACGCCCAGCATATTCTGGAGTACCTAGTTCAATGCAATCAACAAACACTAATGTCTACGACAACTCTAATAAAGAATACTCTATTACTGTTAAAGTGGACAACGGTGGTAAACCAGTTGATGGTAAACAACTTGCTAGAGAAATTCAACAACATATTAAGGACTTTGACGATCAAGCTCGTCGAGGGAAAGGTGAAGAAGTATTATGGTGATGCCTTTAAAACCTGGATATTTCATGATTAACGGATACAAGTCTGAAGATTATCATGTATTTATCCAAGATCGCCCAGATATAGAAACACCTAAACGACGTGTGACTTTCGAGTCACCAAATGGCTACGAAGGAGAGTTGGCTTTTGACGATGAAGGTTATGAGCCAACCGAATTCGAGCTAAGCTGTTTCTATGATGGACGAAGTCATAATGACTCAGATCGAGATATTTCACTAGCCCGTAATAGAATCAATTTTCTATTTAACAATGGGGTTGGTAACTGGATCGACTTCATTCCATATTTCGATCAAAGTCATATTTACAAAGTTATCATGACAGAAATCACTTATGAAAACAAATACTTCTATCAAGGATGTATCTCATTCAAAGTGAAACTTAAATGTCAACCGTTTAAATATAATGTGGACAATCAACCTAGAGTTGTTAACTCTGGTGATGTGATTGACAATCCTAATTTATATTTCTCCAGACCAACAGTACAGTTCTCTGGTGTTACGGGTAACTTGAAAATTAGTATTGGATCCACTGCTATGACCATCAAGGATATGCAAAACGAGACAATCATCATTGATAGTACTCGGTACATTGTATATTCTAAGTCAGGATCCACGATCACAAACAAAAACAACAATACTGTGGGGAAAGAGTTCTTTAAACTTGAGCCAGGGAATGATCTTCGGACTAACCGGGTATATTTCACAGCTACTAAAGGCACTGCTCCAGCCACAATAACTCTAACTCCTAATTGGAGGGTATTAGTTTGAGACCAATTTTATATGAACAGAACGAACGGGTCTTCGATACTAATGGTATGGGTATCCTGCACGATACTATATCTGCAGAAGTAACTGAAGTTCGTAATGCGGAATTTGAGCTTGAACTAAAATATCCTGTCGGTGGAGAGTGGGCCAATGCGCTCACTCAAAACCGTTATATTTTGGTTAAGCCAAACGACTATGATGAACCTCACGCATTTCGTATTTACGAAGTTGAGAAAGAGGTAGATTCAAATCAAATCACTGTAAAGGCTGTTACCAAGACTGACGAACTGTCGGGTAATATTATCAAGCCTTTATCTATTAAATCTGCTACACCGTCTGGAGCTTGGGAACAACTCAAACGTGTTGCAGTCGATCCGATTGAATACAATTTCATCTCCGATATTCAAACAGCAAAAGACACAAACATGGATATCCGTAATGTGTTGAATGCTATTGCCGGAGAAGAAGGATCGTTTATTGACACTTGGGGTGGAGAAATTAAACGTACTAACAATACGATTTTCTTATATTCCAAACGTGGGAAAGATCATGTTACAACAATCCGACCTCGTAAAAACCTAAAGAACGTAAAAGTCAAATCATCTATGGCTGGTAAATTCACTCGTATTTTACCTTATGTGACATTCACTCCTGAGGGTGAGAACGAGGCGGAACAAGTTATTTATGGGGATATTATCAAATCTCCTCACTATGACGACTACTTCGTTAAAAGAATTGTGCCTTTGGATTTGAGTTCTGAATTCAATGACTCTTCTACTCACAAAGAAGGTGAAGAAGCCAAAAAGAAAGCTCCTACACCAGCTCAAGTTACAGCCAAAGCACAATCATATTTCACATCTAAGAACAAAGATGCTGATAAACCAGATTTGAGTGTTGAAGTTGAGATGATTCCGCTACAAGACTCTACTGAATGGGACCGTCGGATCATTCAAGCTTTGGAGAAGATCCAACTTTGTGATACTGTCGATGTCTATGTCCCTAAGATTGACTGTGACGTTACTGTCAAAGTCCGTAAGATTGTGTATGACGCTCTTAGAGAGCGAATCATCAAAATCGAGGCAAGTTCCAGTGGGTCTGGTCGAGCTAGCTTGGCCGATCAACAGAAAGCCCAATGGCAAGACTTGACAAACAAGATTGTCAACAATGCTCTCTACGGAGAGAAGGACGGATTAATCCATACAATCCTAACCAGTGCCAACAACAAAAACAAAAACTTCTATGGTCCTGAAGAACCTCCTCGTGAGAAGGTATCTAAAGATGACTTGTGGTTTAAACCTGTTGGTGGTGAGGGTGAAGTTGAGATGTGGCGTTTCGATGGAGAACAATGGGTTCTTGTAATCGATGCTAATTTCGGTCAGAAGGTTACTGATAAAGTTAATGACGCAATTAACTCAGCTAAACAGGATATTAATGCCAATGTGCAAGCAACTGTTAATGCGGCTCTTGCTGATGCCGAGAAGCGATGGAGACCCGATCTTACTCCAATCCAGAACGAGCTTGACGAGAAGCTTAAGAAAATCGACAATGATATCAATGTCAAGGTCGGTGATATTAAGGATCAGCTAGCCTCCCAACTAGAACGAATCAAACCAGGAAATCCCAACTTACTTGACGGTACTTTGGAGATGAATAGCGGCGATGCTAATGATTGGAATGTTGTTCAAGGCGGCGGAGGTATGGAAAATGGCCAAATCCTCGGCGCTCGCAATATATTGATTGACAAAATCTCAGGATTTCCATACAACAACCATTTCTACATGCCGTTTACACCTAAAAGTTATACAGTACCATATACTTGGTCATTCTTTGTTAAAAACACAAGTACGAATAATGGTAAAATTCAACTAACGCCATACTTTTCCGACACCAAAGTTACTGTCAACGGAGAGGACTTAGCACCAACTGGCGGTGAGGCTATTTTTGACGTTCCTCCTGGAACCGAGAAGTATGTGACCGTAACATATCCTAATCTTGGTAATGCTGATATCCAATTACAAATCCGTGAAACCGGTCTACTTGATGGCACAAACTTATACACATACAAGTGGAAAGTTGAAGAAGGGACCAAAGCTACTGGCTGGGTACCTAGTGCTGCCGATGGTGAGCAGAAGTGGAAGAACTACAAATCCACTGTCGACGGTGATTTGGCGTCTATGAAGAGACGGATTACTGACACTGAGGGACGAGTTACTACCAATTCCACTGAGATCCAACATCTTAATACTGGATTGGCTGCTAAAGCCGATCAAGAAACAGTAAATCATCTTGATGGCCAGATAGAAAGTGCTAAAGCAGAACTAAACTTGGTTCCAAACAAGATTTCCACCGCTATAAGTCAATACAAGTCAACAGTTGATGGTCAGATCTCGAAGGTGTCAACCTCTATTGACCAGAAGGCAAATGAGATCAAAATCGCTGCACAAAACCTGGAGAAGAAGGTTGATGGGAATGCGACGAGCACTGCTGCGGAACTAAAAGTTATCAAAGACTCGATTTCTGCTAAGGTATCTCGTACTGATTTGGATACTGTGAGCGGTAAGGTTACGGCTGTTGAGACAAACTTAACTGCTAAGATCGACGGTATCAAGACTTCGGTTGATAAGGTCACTCGAGATGTAGATGGTAAGATCACATCTGCGGTATCATCTGCTGTAACCCAATCTGAGAAAGAATTAGGCCTTCGTATAACTGCTACAGAGGCTAAAATCATCTTAGATGAGCTTCCTAAACGAGCTCAAGAAGCTCAAGCATATACGGATACCAAATTCAATCTAGTTGATGGTAAGATCCAAACCCAGATTACTAATCGTCTAGCAGACTATGCTAGAACTTCCGACCTAGCTACTCGTGTTACTCAAGAAGCTGGTAAAATCAAGACAGAATTAACTTCTGTTATTGACCAGAAAATGCCTAAGAAATACGGTAGTCGTAATTTCCTAGCTGGGACTAAGACTGAAATCCATTTCAACGGTCCTATTAAGAACCAACAAGGTAATAATGCCTGGGGGGTTATTGCGGGATATTGGTTCATCGACAAAAAGATCCTCAAAGAACGTGGGTACAAAGTCGGTGACCGTATGAATATCCAATTCAAGACTCGTACAACCACTCCTGGTATCACAAGTATGCGGGTTTCTCCTGAGGTTTATAGTGGTACAGGATATATTCAATGGATTAACGGGTCTAACCCATTTGGATTACCACGAGAATACAACAAAGATGAATGGGACGTATCTACATCAGACACATACAAAACCAAAATTGGTTGGTTTAATATATCTGAGAATTCTCTGAATAATGGTATGCAAATTAGATTCCGTATTGACGTTGGTAATAAAGCGGCAGGCACTAATGTTGCTATTGATATTAAAGATGCGATGATGTGGGATGGTGACTTATGGACGGATTATGCTCCGGCATATGAGGATATTGACCTCGATTCGAGCGAGAAATTCCAAGAGGTTCTACAAACCGTTGATATTTACAAACGTACTCTCGGTACTACTCAAAATGGTATTACTACATCTATTTCCCAGTTAATCCAATCAAGTGATGAAATCAAAACGGTTATCACTAACGCATCACAATCGACTGACAACTTGATTGTTGATACTGATACATTCTTATCTGCAAAATTAAGTAACTTCACTAACGGAGTTGATGGATACACGACATCTACCAGACCTGGAAATTACGGAAGTGCAGAGTACTTCTATTTTTCTAAAGGCAGTTACGATGGAACATATTCAAACAATTCCGCATTTGTGTCATTACCTCTGGTTATAGACAAAATGGAGGATGGTGATAAGTATACTTTCTATTGCAAATACCACATGGATGCAACCGGAGTTTATCGAGGCAATAAAGATATGAATGTCGAATTGCAAATTATCGATAACAACGGAACACCGGTATATACTAAAGGTCTAACCGCACAACCCGGCTATCAATATCAAACCTATACCAGCGACACATTCGGCGTGGTCGGTCAGCATATATTCGATAATGTCAACGGTTATAATGGCCGATTCTCATTCCGGATTAAGATGACCGGTGAAGGTCGATTTGGCATCAAGGAGATTATGCTGATACGCGGAGAAACTGTTGGTCGGTATAAACCCTCCGGCGGCGTATCCTCAACTGTTATATCTCAGAAGAACGACTCCTGGGCTTTAAGCCTATCTGGCCCTAAAGATGTCATCACCGCTATCAATGCCGATCGCTCAGGACTACGACTCAAAGGTAAAAGCATTGTGTTGGATGGTGATGTCATTGCTAACGGCACGGCTTTTATCAAAGAGAGTTGGATTGAGGATTTGAATGCCCGGAAAATTACTGCTGGTGAGTTAAATGCAGCCATAGTAAAGGTTATTAACATTGACGCAAACAATATTGTTTCTGGTACAATGAGTGCTGCTAGGGTTAGAGGTGGTGAATTACGAGCCCTAAACGATACTACAGTATTTGATCTACAAAATGGTACGTTGAATTTATATTCCGACACGGGTACCATTCGAAGAATTGACGAAACAAGTTCATCACAATTCTTAAAATTCACACGAAGTGGATTTGTCGCTGAGAGATTCCGGGATAATAAAGCTGCTATGATTGTATTGGGTACAAACCATGATAAATCTGAAAATACTAATAATGAAACATTTTCTGGTCTACGACTTTGGTCTGGATCGGGAAATGGTAGTACTGAAGAGCTTTTTGAAGTGGTTTCTGACCGTATAATTTTCTATGCAAACGGACAATATCGTAGCCCGTGGGTTTTACACAACAATACTCAAGACGGGGGTACGTTTTTAATCCCTATGAATGAGAAGGGCGTAAAACACTATTTGGGTCGTGGCGATAAACACTTTATGGGAGTTTATACAGATAACTTATACTTAGGGGCTGGAGCTACCAATGCAGGCGGTTATTTATGGGACTTGTTAACTTGCTTTGGGATTATTGCCAGATATGGATGGAATCTAAAAGACGGATCTACACAAACACATATTCGTAGTGTGTTAAATAAATACCATTTTAAATAGGAGAATAAATGAACGACGAACAGTTATATAAAGCATCTTTTGACGAGTTATCAAACACGTTATTAAATGTTTCACAAAATAATGCTTTGCTTACTGCACAAGCCAAATTCTATCTTGAGGCTTATAACAATCTTCAAGAAGAACATAAAAAACTTATCGATGAAAAAGAGGAACTCAGAAAAGAGTATAACGCTTTACTCGATAAAAATAACGAACTTACAGAAGATCTGCGTAAACTAGAAGGTGAACCAGATCCACATAAAACGGAGGAAAATAAATAATGGGTATTTATGGTGAATTCAAAGTAACAAACGTATATCCGCGTTATGGTTCTGATGGGACTGTCATTGGTACGGTTGTATCCATCAAGCAAGATAATCCATATTTTGCTGTCATGGACTACATCTTAAACGGTGACCAAACATCTAAAGACCATGATGATCTGTTGCGTCAAATCAAACGCCAGGAATTCTACACGAATTTCTCAGAATTTGCACAACAAGAAATTGTTAAGGAGATCGACAATGCGAATACGAAATCCAACAGTAACGCAGAAGCCATTGAAAAGATCAACAAACTGACTCATACAGTTATTCTTAATTCTGTAATGAGCGATGGTGTTAAATACGGTGTTGTCTACAAGCAATTTGCAGAACAACTCCCTGCTGCTACTGATGGTATGAAAATCAAAGCCCAAGACATCTTCACAGTCAATGACCCAAGTCATACTGAGGTTGATGGCGAAGGTAAACTTGTCATTGTACAAGCAAACCGTGAATTCACATATGCTGGACAACCTGCTTCTGAATTCAAAGAAAATGGATATTTCGGACAAAACGGAATTGCCTTGTCATATCCATTCGCTAAGGAGAACACTCCTACACAATAACACAAGGAGGCTTAAATGCGATATTTAGATACGCCTGTGACTATCGTTGACGACGGTACAGATCGCAGCTTAAGTATCAAATTTGCCGAGCCGGGTGCCGGGGATACAGAGGTTATCTCCGGTGTCTTGTTTAGGACATCTCATGATACTTCTGAGGAAATTCAAGCTAAATGGGAACCTACTACTGGATGCCTAAATTTGGATATTCCTAACGACCTAATTGGTTATTCTGGATACGCCAAGATTGTTATTCCAAAATCATCATTTTTATCAGACTCAATTACCATGAAGTTTGACGTATTTTCACCAAAAGATGAAGATGGGGCAGACCGAGGTTATACTGGAGCTGATAAATACTTATTTGTCCGTGAGTTCAACACAAATGAATCACCGATCTATGTCGAGGTGGGATCCGACGTAGTGAATACTGATTTCTTGCGTAGTGTCATTGACAAAGTTATTGCTAAATCTGGACTATCGGACAAAGATGGAGTTGAAATTGATACTGTCGCTCTTAAGAATGACATTTTCAATCGTGTGATCAAGTCTATCGACACCGCTAAGATCCAATCTGATGTTCTTACGGCTGTAACAGCTAAGATCGACAAGATCCAAGAAGAACAATCAAAATCCATGCAAAATCAGGACAGTAAGATTCAAGCCGTCGAATCTAAAGTTGCTGGTATTGACGTGGATACAATTAAGACAAATATCCTTAGTGAGTTCAACACAAAAACAGAGCAAATTAAAGCAGAGATTGTTAATGCCGTCGACATTCCTCAGCTTAAATTGGATCTGACAGCTTTGGTTAACTCTAAATTCACAGAGGAGAAACAAGCTATTGTGGATAGTGTGACCGCCACAATTAACGAGAAACTCCAATCTAATGAATTTATCGATCCGATTGTCCAACGGGCAATTGCTGGGGTGGATACACATGGATATGCTGACACGGTTAAGTCCGAACTTACTACCAAGATCGAGACTAACGAATCAAACATCGCCGGAATCAACACTAAACTAGAAGGTATTGAGCAGAAGTTATCTGCTAGTATTTCTGAGGCGATCTTGAAGACACTGAAGGATCAACTTACTTCTCAAGATATTACAACAATTCTTAAGAAGGATGATGCTTATGTCACCACTATCTGGGAGGATATCAAGACTGCTGGTAAACTAGATGAATTTGTCAAAGATGTTGACTTTCGAGTGATCGATGATATTGATGGTGGAACAACTTTATATAATGGCGCGAATGTAGTATTAAAACTTCCAGCACCAGGTCCTAGCATTTCTGAGGTTAATCAACTTCGGTCGAGTTTGGGACTTCTAGAAGGTAAAGTTGGTACTGCCACGTTAGAAATCGAAGAAATCAAAAAACAAGGAGTTGGTGGCTCAGGGACTCCTGGCCCTCAAGGCGAACAAGGTATCCAAGGCCCTCCTGGACCTCCAGGTCCTAAGGGAGATAAAGGTGAAACTGGCGAACGTGGACCTAAAGGAGAAGCCGCTACTATCGACACAACTAACTTTGCAACTAAGCCAGAGCTTAATCAGGTTAAATCTGACGTCACTGGTCTACAATCTCAAGTTAGCGATGTTGATGGTCGTGTGACAACTCTCGAAAACAAGCCTGCTCCAACTGTAGAAATCCCATCAGAATACAAGAAACTCAATGACTTGTATGCTATTTTCCCAACATACGAAAATCTTGTAACCCAAATGACAACCAATATCAAGAACCAACACTTAGCTCTTGGTATTGATGCTGTGGTTGATGATAAACTTCGTAATGGTGGAGATCCATTTGTGACTACGTCACGGATGACCGAGGCTATAAAAGCAGTAAACGGTGGGTCTGGTAGTGGTACTACTATCGTTGCGGGTAATGATGTAGATACTGTATTTGGTGATAATTACCCATATGATGGTGATAATATCACAACTCTTAAGGATATCCCAATCGGATCGGTATATGTCGACCGACTTCGTAAGAACGGTGCATTGAAATGGATCAAGACTCAGATGTATGCTGAGAATGCTGATCGTAATCAAGCACGAAATTGTTGGCGTGTGTTATATGGTGATACTGGAGCGGTTAAAATGCCGATGACAGGTTCTCCTCTAAATGGTGCGGTATTGACATTCCGTCGTGTCAACTCCACTGTCGAACTCACTTGGGGTGGATTGTCATGGGGTTGGTTCGGTATCAAACGAAGAGGAGCTGCTGGATATGCGGATCACCCGTCAGACCGTAACAAATTTGTAACCATCATTCCTCAAGGAGGTCTTAAAGACGGATTTGTCCCTACAGGATCTAAATTGGGAAATATGACAAACGATAAGGGCGTTCCTTACGGTACATTCTACGTTGGTGGCGTTACCGATTCGAGACAAGTGCGCTTGCAATTCCTGAACGACGTACCAACAGATCGTGATATTGGAGATATTCGATTTACAACTATGACTTATACCACGGACGATCCGTGGCCAGACCAAATTACTAGATAACGAGGTTAATTTATGTTTAAACTAGAACGCTTCGAAGATGAAGAAGGAACTAAAGTAGCGGTTGTGGATAACAATCCATATTTCCGCTACGAATATCCTTATGTCTTAACAGAAGATATGAAGCAACAAACTGACGAAGAGATTGGTAAATACCTTATTCAAGATCTTCAATATCGTAATGAGCACACTTTGATGTCTACATTGTTAGACGTTAACTTGCGCTCTCCATTTATTTACGACAATCAATTTGCAACACTTATCCAATACCTTAAAGAAGGAGAACTTGGTGAATCATATTTCCCAGGATCTCAAATCAAACTTCGTATTCCTAATTATGAAGCCGAGGGTTGGGAAGGCGACTTTGCTATGGTTACCGTGAACAAGCCACTCACAATTCCTAAAGACACTACTGATATCTACAAACTGTTCTCAGATTATCACAAAAACGGCATTGTAGAAATTTTAAAGTGGCAAGACGTCGTTCACCTAAATCCGAACGACTTTAAGAAAGCAGCAACTGAAACTGGAGGAAACTAAATATGGCATACACAGCAATTGATAACTCACGAAGCGTAATCCAACACTATGGCAAAAAAGGTATGAAATGGCGTAAAAACCGTATCGAAAACTACGATGTCGATGCCGTGGATGTCGCGTCAGCAGATGATTTACATAAAGATGATGCCGATTTGGCATATATCAAATCTGTTAAGGACACTCAAGCACTTAACGGTCCGGCAGACTATAAGACCTTGGAAAAAATCCATGGTAAAAATAAAGTCACTCGTGAGATTATGGCTAAATTCCAAAAGAATGCTTACGGTAAATTGATTGACCAAAAGGTAAAATCTCGTAATGATCGTTGGACTAAACTTCGTGATAAAGCTCGTAAGATCAACAAACAATCGACTCTAAATATCGGTAACGGTAGTCCTAGAATTTAATGGAGGTACATAAATGGTAGTAAACCCATCAGCGATGCTGGCTTGGATGCTAGCTCGTGAAGGAAAAGTAACATATTCTATGGAGCATCGTACAGGCCCTAACTCATTCGACTGTTCATCATCAATGTATTACGCTGGTGTAGCAGGTGGTATGAGTACTCTGCCTTGGCCTTGCTCGACTGAGACAATGCACGACTGGTTGTTGCAAAATGGCTGGGTACTGTTGGCAGAAAACCAAGAAGCTGACGTACAAGCTGGTGATATTTTCATCTGGGGACAAAAAGGATATTCTGCTGGGGCATTTGGTCACACAGGTATTTTCTTAGACTCCGAAGGAACTATTATCCACTGTAACTATGGATATAATGGTATCACTCGTAATAACCACGACGAAATCTGGGGCTATAACGGTCAACCATATTTCTATTTCTATCGTTACAACGGTGGATCTCGTGTCCCTAACCCTCCTCAAATTGAGATCGCTGAGAATACATTTGAACATGAGTTGAATGTTGGTACACACTTACCATCAAATGAGCAACCATATTACGAAGCGACTATCACAGAGGACTACTGGGTCGAAGCTCAACCGTTCGCTGGTGCTGAAGAAAAAGAACTATTCAAGAAAGGTTCTCGTGTGCGTGTCTATGAGAAAGTGGACGGATATTCTCGTATTGGTTCACCACAATCTGCTCAATGGATTGATGACAACTATCTAGATGACGCCGAGGATATGGACGGTAAACTATGATTATTATTCATGATGAAGAATTAATCCATGTGGACAACATGGATGATGTATTACTTCACTTTGGAGTCAAAGGTATGAAATGGGGACAACGTCGAGTTATCTCTAACCGAGGTGCTTTGCGAGCCCAAAAGAAAGTAAATAAACTCAAGAAGCGTGTTAAAGATGGCTTTGGTAACGAGATGAAAGACGAACTAGCTAGTGCTCTTACATTGGGCGTAGCTGACGCTCAAGCAATTCGTATCCATAACCATAATAAATTGGATAAAGCTAAAGCCAAAATCTTATCTAATAAGAAGGGTATTTCTTTGAAAGACGCTCGTAAAGAAATCGCAAGTAAAGATTTTAAGGATACTTTCGATTATAAGAAGAAATATGACGATGCCAAATCCAAATATGGAAAGGGAGATATTCGTACAAAACGAGCTAAAATGAAGTATAAAGCAATTCGCGAGTTTGACAAATCTACTTCTATGGCTAAACGTTCAGGCAATTATGTATTTGACCGGACGAATACAAACGCGGTAATTGTTGGTCATACGAAACGAGGGCTTACTTATGCCGCTAGATACAAAGGTATGGGAGGTAAATAATGTTAATCATTGATAACAACGATCTGATTCATACCGATTCTATGGATGACGTGTTGCTTCATTTTGGCACTAAGGGAATGAAATGGGGTGTTCGCAAGAACTCTAATCCAAAAATTGGACAATTCTCTGGTCGAATCAAGAAAAACCTTGCTGCTCGTAATCGTATGAAACGTGCGAACGAGAAGAAAATTGCCGGCATGAAGAAGAGTGATCCTAAACGTCGAGAACTTATTAACAAAAATAAAGACTTGACTGATATGAACCAAAAAGCACTTCTTCGCTTGGATCGTAATAAAACAATCAAGAAAGTTGCTGGTAGTGCTGCCGGATTATCTGCAGGGGCTGTGGCGCAATACAATATCATGAAGACCACTCACCCCGAGCAAGTAGCAGCAATGAAGAAATTCGCTAAAGGCGCTGCCAAGGGAGCAACTAGATTCGCCAAGAAGAACTACAACAAAGCTAAGTATGCTGCTGGCTTTGCCGCTAAGCGATCATATCTATAAACACTGCGGAGGCTACATGCCTCCCTTTTATTTTGTCTTCGCAGTTTTTACATATCCTATAATGAAATAAATTATAGGAGGGTCATTATCATGACTGAAAAACAACAACTTACACTAAATCAAGAAAACATGATCAAATTAGCTTTGATGTACGAAGATTATGAATTAGAAGAGATGTTAGAGAAATTGATTAGTATTGGACTAGCGCATAGTACTGCTAGTGTATATATTAAAGACTATTATCGAAATCTTTATACTAGAATAAGAAGCGAACTCAAAACTTTATTGGATTGCGTTACTTATGAAGAGGTGTTTACACGTAGTTACAAAGTATATGATACATGGAACACAATGGAAAATATTTCTACAAACTTAGAAATGGGATTTGTGAAAATCAACGATATTGATGAAAAAGAAGTGAAAGAGCTTTGCGATCAAATTAATCAACGAGTTAAAGAAGTTGAGAAAGACGCAGAAGAACTAGTTAATTTCTATAAATCACTATAGAGTTGAGGGACACAAGTCCCTTTCTTTTTTCATTCCGCAGAAATTACATACTCTATAATGAAGGAATAGATTAGCTCAAGAGGAAGAGCCCGGTATAATCCGGAGATCTGCGTTCGATTCTCAGACTATTCTTTTTTTTTTTGAATTTTATATTAAGGAGGTAGTCATGGCAGTAAGCAAGACTAGAAAGAAAAGTCCTCGTCGCAAACCGCGAGGTGAAGTCAAACGTGTGCCGAAAGTATACTCAATAAAATACAAGTTTATTCGCGGCTCATACAAACCAAAACTTGATGTTATAGAGTTATATATTAACATGCAAGTTAATGATGAAAACATCGTCATACATGGGGATGTAGATCCTGATAAGTCATATTTTGATGGGTTATATATCCATACAGCAAATCCTCATGCGGGACTTACGGCTCGCACAGCATGGATTAACAAACGTGATGCGCCTAATCTAACAATGGCTGTAAGAGCATTTGTTGATACTATTGGAGATCTGTTGGACGACAATACTCCAGCAGAAGATTTGCCTTGTCTCAGTATCAACGACAAGGGCGCATATTTTGGTGAAGATCGCTTATACGATATTGCGAAAGTTTATTAGGAGGATATTATGGACGACAAGAAATTTGAAGATATTAAGAAAATTTATATCGAACGAGATGTTCCTAAAAAAAGTCTTCTTGATATTATCAAGAAACTATTCAAAAAGAAATGATCCGCAGGAATTACATACTCTATAATGAAGAAATAATTAAAAGGAGGAACAACACTATGTTCGATTTAAATAAAGGATTCGCAGGACTATTTCGTTACGAAGGTACACCACTTGAGGTAACTATTGATGATAATGTTGCAAAGGCATTTCTGAAAGGTTGCGCTCGAGGGATTATCAACGGAACAATTATGATCGGCGGAGTCGTTATTATTGCAGCAGGTGTTTCAGCACTTACACATAATTCTGATAAATAAAAGTTGGGTTTACACTCAGCTTTTATTTTTGTCAAAAGAGAAAAGGAGAACAGAGAATGGCAATTCAAAAATACAAGAACTTAAGCGACATGGACATGATTTACTTGTTGGTTGAGAGCACTGATATTTACTATAGGACAATTGGTGGCGATCAATCGCAATGGGCCGGTATACGATGGACATTTAGACCAAACGATTGGTCAAGATGGCGGATTCGCGAGATCTATAGAAAGATCAACGATATTCGCAAGAAGTATAAATTATTGGCAGTTCCTACAGGAGCTTCTTTAGAGGACTGCTGGGAAGGAATGCCTCCGCAGAAATTACAAGTCATATAATGAAGAAATAATTTAAAGGAGGTAACTATTATGTTACGGAAAGCACTACGATTTATTGGATTTTACTGTTTGGCTGGTTATGCCGTGTTGGAGGAAGCTCATATTGATAAGCTTGTGAAACAAGGATATGTGTCAGCAGATGAAGGGCCACATCGTGAGCGGCTAGATGTTGTACAGAAAGTTCTACGTAAATTAAAGAATGAAGGATATTAGATGTTAGATTAACTAACATCTTTTCTTTTTGCCAAGGAGGATTAAATGGATAATTTTTCAATTGAGTTAATTATTGAGGACATGCGTAAGAAAGATAAGACAATCGAGTATGCAACTAAGCTACTCACATGGTTATGCTTTCTAGGTATATTGTTTGCGTTCACTTATCGATATGAGCGTAAGGTCGAATCTCGAGATCAGCAGATCGAGATGTATAAGAAGCGTTGGGAAACGCGGGACAAAGCTGCTGAATACTATAAAATGAAATACGAGGTGGAAAAAGCTAAGAATGAAAAATGAACACAACAAAGGTTATAATGTGTCAATGATTACGCTGGGTATCTGTGTTGTACTTGCACTCACATATTTGATTCCTCAGACACTGAAGGAGCATCAAATGGAAGAAGAACGAATGGAGCGTATTGAGAGATCTATTGACCGTGTCAATAAAGATATTGACGAATTGGAAAACCGAATGATTGATTTGGAGGATGGTAAAATTGACGATAAAGTATCACACTAGACCAACACAAATTGACCGTAAGGATCCATATCACCGTATTCATGACAAATACTGTGACCAATGGATTTATGAAATCAACGACAAATATTTTGTGTCGTTTGTAACTTTAGATTTAGGCGTTGGACCTAAAGAAGGCGAATGTGCATTATGCTCATACGATGATCGTGTAGCGAAGGCTACTGTCAACAAGATGTTTACTAAGAATGATCTGGTTACTTATGTAAAACATTTCCGCGGACTACCAGAAAACCAATTAGAAGATTTCTTCTAAAATACTATAGGCCCGTTAAGAGCTGCACATTGAGGGACATAAGAAAAATTTATTTAATCTACTATTTACATACACCTTGTCCTGTGTAACAAGCTACTTACGGAAATTTACGAAAGGAAAGCCTCTACACTGATACTATCATCTGTATGTAGCTTTTAGCGGGTCTATTCAACTATCGATATATTTGATAGTTCCAAACTGCGCATAACATAATTTGTACTAATGTGATCTCCTTTTTAATATTTTTTATTTCAATTTACTTTTTCATAATACAAATTTTATTGTCAAATAATGTTTAAACCACATTATACGCAGTAACCAAATTCTTTCCTACCTTTTTAATATTTTTTTCATAATAATTGCATAGGTACGAGTTTGTTATGCGTGGTTTGGAGCTATCAAATAGCTTTAACATTTTTATTTATTGGAGGATTATAGTATGTTTAAAGATTTGTTTAACGAAGATAATAAATCTATTTGTGTGGTAACAGATGTTACTGATGGAGAACAAAAGGTTGTGGGGTTAGGAAAAGACTTCGATAATTATTTTGATAAAACATATGGTAAAGCTGTTAAATACCTAAATACAACAGAAAAAGCATACGAAGGAATGCGTCGAGCTAGCATATATTTCGCACTAGCTACAGGCGCTTCTCTATTGCTAACTCGTAAACTTAAGAAACGCAGCCAACGTCAATACAAAGATATTTGCAGCGATATGTTTAACGATCATACAATGGACGAATTCGTAATGAAGGCTTTCGAGGAGCAATTCGGAAATGACTCAAACAAAGAAAATTTATAGACTAATTTATAAGACTCGACGCGGAGAAGTTATTTCTATATTATTGGATTCTCCATATATGGAATTGACTCTTAGAAATATTGACGAGGTACCAGAATTCACTTTGGAGGCTGGTATCTCCAAAGCAAGTCGAGATATTATAAAACAAGCAATGTGCGGATTTGATGCGGGCATTGCGCCATTATATAATTTCATATCAATGGAATTATTAGGCAATAAACGGGTTGAAGAAACGACAATTAGTAGCTTCGGTTTGTTCCGAGACAGAGGCTACTATATCGTTATTGATGGATATATGTATGGTGAGGTATAGAAAATGGGACTATTTAGTAAAGTGAACAAATTGGAAAAAGTTGATTTTGGTGATGCCGAGCTTAACGCTATTTATGAAAAAGGGTTAAACGACGGCAAGGAATACGGTCAAATGGACGAAGCAATCCAAGGTATCTTATTTGCTGCTGGTGGATTGGCGGTGTATTATCTCGGACGACGAGCCCTAAATCGTTCGAATAAGGAATTGAATTATGTTATCAAAGAAGGACAATTTGATTCTTTTGAGAAACTATTGGAGGAAAAGTAATGAGTGAATTAGATGAGTTTGGTATTGTGCGGTATATTATAGATACGGGTGACAAGGTGGTATCTATTTTGCTCAATGATATTGCGGAAGACACAGGCGATAATGACGATACTCTTCTTTTTGTTAAGAGCGAGCATATTCCATTTTATGATGAACTATGGGACACCCCTCAATCCACTGAGTATATACTAGTTAAAGGTATTAAATTTTATGTTAGTACATGGCACGCTTTGGGATATGGTATATATTTCATTGTCGATTTATATACAACGGAAAGCGGAAACATTCTATATTTAGACTCGGATAGAAAAGATCGTCTATATGATATGGATTGGTTCATTGCAAACAAATGCTTGGTTGGACGTGATGGTGGATTCCTTAAACGAAATTACCGAATGTATTCAAGATGTAGTATTAATTTCTATGGAGCCAAAAAGGTATTTCCAATCAATCATTCTATAGTCCACGATTGGTATGGATTTGAGAAGCATCTAGCTAACTCTTACTTAAATAGCTCGCAGAAAAAACATGGCTCATAGTGAAAGGAAGGTAATTTATTATGAATAAACATTTTAATGATGTGGATAATTTAGCTTACGCTATCGCATTTGATAGCTTGACTGGAGAAATCGAGAAAACTAAAGTAGAGTTAGCTTTAGCGGACGACGAAGAAGTAGTGAGAGCTTTGGAAGCTCGATTGGCAAGACTTATTGCTTTGAAGAATGAGGAAATCAAACATAAAGTGAAGCCAATTGATATTTTCAATACTGTCACTGCCGGAGTCGCTGGTATTGCTGTACTCAGCTATGAGCAGACTGGGATTATCACCAGCAAGTTATGGAACATGACAGCTGGAGCTTTATTCCGCAAACGTTAATGGGGAATTAAACAATTCCCTTTCTTTTTCGAGGTACATTATGTTTAAAGATGATATATGGGTTCGTGTTTTGACAGTATTGTTATTTATATTGTTCATTTTATTGTTTGCTTTAGTCTCTCAAATAGAAGACCATGTAAATAAATTGGAACAGACCGTTGAAAAACAACAAATCCAAATTGACTATCAGCGCGATGTTATAAACAACATCAACAGAAAAGTGTTATATCCTGGAGGTTAGAGTATGGATAAAAAACAACCAATGTTTAAATTGTCTCAACGTGGAGACGAAATTGAAATCACGAGCGATAACTACAATCTTATTCGTCATTCGTACGACTCGTATAAATTTATGATGGATAAGTGTTACCCAATGCGACCAAGTCTTATTATGGACGATACGAATCTTGCAGAAGAGGTTCTTATTATTGGAATCACGGATCTTTGGATGAATGGGACAAACAATATTTGGCACTTCACCATTTACTTGACGGCGCTGCATAACGACTCACCGTTCAAGACACTGAAGGAGTATTTTGGAAAGGAGGTTAAATAATGGTATCACCTATTGTGAAACGGTCTAGTGAATTCAAAGATACAGTCGTGTCTATGGTACGAGCTATGCCGCTAGATGAGATGCTTCTGGTGCCCTCGTCATATATCGACAAAGGTATTGAAGCGTGGCTTGCAGTTGATCCAGAGACTGGCATCAGTCCTGCCCAGGAAGACTACAAGCATTATTTTCAATTCATCATGACGATTCCTAAAGAGATGCACGTCTTGGACATGGATCTATATTATTTGCGTATTGCCAAACGGATTGTGGATAATATTCTTATGACGATGCTTGACACATCATATTACAAATCCGTATTTGGGTATGCCGATGTTGAAAAGGAACAATACGAGCTTATTTACGCTCTAACAAATGATGTTCTGGATCGACTAGAGGATACGCAAGATGGTCGGCGAGCATATAAGAATACAAAAGAACTTAGGGAAGAATTCGAAAAGTATTTCGAAGAGGTATTAAGCAATTATGACGAAGAGTCTTGAACCGAGTTATATCGCAAAGTCTATCCCCATATTAACTAAGGACGAATTCTTTGCGTATATTCGAGATAGCATAGTCAACTTACCGTTAAAAGAGATGTTTTATGTGGACGATTGGTATATTGATCGTCTTATTACAAATTGGCAAACGTTTAAATTTGAGTCTGACTATCGTAAATACATATTCGGACTCTTAATGTTACCTAAGAATCTCAAGCAACTCGATATTGACTTGATGCTTTGGAATGTTGTTAGAAGTCTCGTTGACGAAATGATAGTATCTTTAGCCGAGGGATTCTATTACGACGAGATGGAAAGTGTTATCGGCGAGACTATATATTTTGAGCCCTTCAAACGATATAAAGGACATGAGATCGACAAACAAAAAGTCACTTATTTCCTAGATATCTTAGACACAATATATGGTCGTGTGGAAGAAGGATTCGATACGCTGTCGTGGATACGATCAGCGGTTGATGAAGAGTATTTATTATAGGAGGTTGTGCTCGTTGTGAAACAGCATGTTAACTTAATTTTGTCGGATGGCGATATGAATGATATCGCTACACAATTCATGGCATGTGACCGTGAATTGGAGGTTGAGATCGAGGGTAGTAATGTAGTTTTACACCTCGTACGTGATGATGCAGATGCAGACTACTAAGAACATAGGAGAATAGAGAAATGAAAAAATCAATCGTATACACAGGAACAATCGCACTTGCCCTTTTGACAGCACCAAGCGTATTGGCTAATGAAGCTGATACAGTTGTCACTAAACAAGATACTAATATCACAGTGCAAAACCCTTCGGTTGAAGTAACAACATCTAACGATACTATTTACGCAGACGTTGATGTCAAGGTAAATGATATCCAAATCCCAGACGAAATTACCATTAACAAAGGTGACAGCATTACTGTTGGATTGCCTGAGGAACTTAAGCTGGTAAATAACTACACATTCCCTGTTAATAATAACGAAGGAACAGAAGTCGGTACAGCTACTGCGAACAAAGACAATAATGAAGTCACAACTGTATTCAACGACTATTTTGAATCACACCCATTAAACAAAACATTCTCACTCGATATTCAAACTCAATGGAATATCGAAAAGGTTAAGGAGAATCAACAAGTAGCCCTTGATTTCAATGGTCGTAAGGTTGAAACTACTACTGGTAAAGCTGGCGTTATCGGTAAAGACGAAACTCTTATGAAATGGGGAGGCGAGGACGCAGAACATCCAGGCGAAATTGTATGGGCAATGCGTGTTAACTATGCCAAGAAAGACCTTGTCAACGTCAAAGTGGCAGACACTTGGGACGAAAACCAAGAATACGTTAAGGATTCATTCAAAATGGTAGCTGTTGAATCAAATAATCCTTGGAAAGAAAAAGAATCGGAAGCAACTAAGGAAGTTGAAACTCATACTTTGCCAAATACTGGATCTAGCCTAGAGCTTACACTTATTACTACTGGTGTATTCTTGGCGTCTGCTGCTGTGGCTATCAAACGAAAGGAAACTAAATAATGAGAAGCTGGTTAAAAGATCCAGAATTAATAAAAGATACTGATTCATTTATGATTCTTGCCCTATATAAATCAATGGCATATGATTATGATAATGCAAATCTTGATCCAATCCAGAAAGCCGTTATCACATATTTGATGGTTCTATATCATCAACTCGGATTTTCAGAAAAAGCTATGGCTGATCTGAAAGAAATTTCAGAGAAATTCTGCACCAAACACGGTCCATTAGTTGTAAATGACATGTGTAAAATCATGGCTAATCCAGATTTGGTGACCGAGCAATTGGAATATTTGAAAGATCTGCAATAATCCGCAGAAATTACACGGGTTATAATGAAACGAAAGAAAAAAGGAGGACATAAACATGTCAAAAGAAACTGTTTCAAACAAAATCGAAGAACTTAAGGAGGAAGTTGTGAACAACGAAGTAGATGTTACAACCGAAGCTGCTAAGGAAACTGACGGACAATCAGTCGAAGTTGAGCAACCAAAAGACAATTTCAAAAAGAAATGTACTCGCGGTATTGCTAAATGGCGACCAGTTGTAGTCAAGACTTTAGTGGTTGGCGGATTGGTAACTGTCGCTGGTGTAGTCGTACACGCTTTGACAAAACCTAAAGACGAAGATTCTGAAGAAAACGGAACTGATGACGTTGCGTTCTAAAAGCATCGTTTAAGAGAATACGGGATATTACATCTCGTATTCTTTTTTGAATTTAGAAAGGAGAACTACTAGTGAAAACATTTATTGGCGCTGTATGCATGTGCTTTATCGGAGCGTTATTTAGCGCTGCACTATATACTACGTTTGTTTATTTCTTTAACGCCGACCCACGATTGGCTGTGTGTTTAACAGGAGCTTTACAAACGATTGCTATGTACTTATGGGGGTATACAGCCGGAAAAACTAGTAAAGAATAACTTATGGCAGTAATTTTAGATGACTATGATGTTGTTAAAGTACACAACCATGGTAGAAATCGGTATACATTTTTCTTATTGCTAGACGGGCCTCGAGATATTGCACTAGCTGATTTGGCTACAGAACTAAATGTATATAGAGATGTGATGTCATATCGTGGAGAGCGTTATTACGCTTTGTCTGGAATTGAGAAACGTATGAATCCCGATGATGCACAGTGGATTGCTACGATAGAAAGTGAGAGGATTTAGATGACCCAAACATCTTACGATAAAGTAAAACTAAAAACAACCCAAATTGCTGAGGGTGAATTGGAAGAAAAGCATATTACGGCGGTAGCCAAAGGACGAATCGAGAAGCCTGGTGTTGGTAAATGGTTCAGTCATATTCTATTCGGCGAAGAAGGATTCCGTGGTGCAGCTACACATTTAGTACAAGAGGTCATTGTGCCATCCGTACAAAACACCGTGGCCGACGTATTGGTCACAGCTGTACAACGAGCCATCTTTGGTGATGACTATATCCATCGAAGAGGTAACAGCGGATCGTTCTGGGGACGTCCTACTAATGTGACCCGCATGGATACATATCGTTCTAATGGACGAAACGACTACACTAAGAATTTCGCTAAGCGTAATAACAGGGCTTCTAATGTAGTCAATGATATTGTCTTCGAGACTCGTCAAGATGCTCAGGAAGTATTCAATATTCTTCTGGCGAACCTTGACCAATATGGGGTGGTTACTGTCGGCGACTTCTACGAGTTATCTGACCAACCAGCTGCATTTACGGATCAGGCATATGGTTGGACGACTCTTGGAGGTTCTAATGGATTGGACGGGGCTCGTATTGTGGCAGCCCGTGGAGGAGGATTCAAGATCCAATTCCCAATCCCAGTGGAGGTTTAATAATGAAGGACTGGTTATATTATAACGGAGATTATATCGCTCAGATATTACTATGTATTGCTGCATTCTCATTATTCAGCGGTATCATATGGGCTGTTATTTTGTATGGACTATACAACATATTTCTACTACAATCATTCGCATTTGTCTTTTGGTTGTGTGGATTGATCGGTACTTTGTTATTCGTTGCTTCTAACATCGATGAAATTATTGAAAATGGTAAAAAGAAATGAGTGACAAATGGAATCGTATTATGTCACAAGGGATCACGACCTCAAACTTAGGTAAGGTGAAGCGTATTGTCGCTCACATGGATACTGTTGAGGAAATGACCTTACGTGATTTTAAGATACTTCTGGAATTGCCAGAAGACCGTTTCGATATTCGTGACCAGAACTACATCTGGATTAAATCAAATGTCGATATTCGTACTGTTGATGCGGGAACTAAATACTGCATTGTTTGTAAATTCAAACAGAAAGAGGACTAATCATGTCAAAGGAATGGCCTAAAGAGTTACCACCTTTGGAAGTAATGAAAGATAAATTCTTCAGAGGAGGTTTTGATATTGATGGAGATTGTTATGTCGACTGTAAATCTGGTAAGAAATACTGGATTGACATTATGAGAGGTACAGCGGAGGAATACGGCCATGCGTAGTTGTCTAGGAACTTTGTTTTTATTGTGCACACCACCGGTTGGGTGGATTATATTAGCTATATTATGGGTAGGGAAAGACAGATGACCAAAGTGATTAAGGCCTTACTTCTCACGCTACCAACTATTATAGCGACTGTAGGGTTGCTATATCTGCTATACTGGTTTTGGGTATTGGATATTATGTTGTGGTTTTGGATTACGGCATTTATATTCTTCTTATACCAATTCAGTATCTGTTATTTAGTATTGGAGCAGGTCTATGAAACATATAAACGAAACTAAATTAAATGCTATTGTTATGCTGGACGGCACATATGTTGATACTCTAAGAGATATTGACGATATCACAACGTCGAAAGACGGACAAGTATATATGGTCGACTACGAGAACATCACATACATATTCAGACGTTCTCAGGGATTTCTAATCATGCCATATTTCGATGTCCCAGCATTCAAATTCTCAATTAAAGACTTAGCCGTTGAACAGGCTATAGATAAAACCATGGAGGAACTATATGAAACTTCGAATCTATCCCAAGGGTGAACAGCGACCATTGTTATTCGCTGATGTCACAAGTGTAACCGTTAATTTCTACGGTCCAGATTGGGATCTCACATTCACTCACACGGATTATATCCGTAACAACGCAACATGCAAAGCTCAAAGCCATTTCTCAAGTGGGAATAGCTCGGGCTTCAGTTTCTTAATTGAAAAAGAAACAAAAGAATGGATTCAAGAGAACATCACATATAACCGTGATGCTAAGTAAGACACAAAGGAGAAACTAAAATGAAATTACCAAACATGAAAGCTATTAAATCTGCTGCAAAACACTCATATACTGTATCTAAAATTCTTGCTAAGAAGTACGCGCCAGTCGCATTAGTGACTACTGGACTTGTTGGATATGGCGTAGCCGTATATAAAGGTATCCAATCTGGTAAAAAGCTCGAAGCGACTAAAGCAAAATACGAAGAACTCGATGCACAAAACGTTGAATACACTCGTATGGACGTTGTTAAGGACGTGGCAAAAGACGTGGCCGTGCCAGTTGCTATTGCGGTGGCGTCTACTGCTGCTATTGGATTGGGATTTGCGATCCAAACAAACCGTCTTAAAGCTGTATCTGCCGCCCTCACAATGGTTACAGAAGAACACGCTCGCTACCGTCTACGTGCTAAAGAAGTATTAGACGAAGAAACATTCAAGAAAATTGATGCACCGGTTGAAACTAAGAAAGTTGAAATCGACGGAAAAGAAGTTGAAGTAGAATCTATCGTTCCTAAGGAAGGCGATTTCTATGGACGTTGGTTCAAATACTCTCGCCACTACGCATCTGATGATCCGGACTACAACGAAGCTTGGGTTAAAGAAGTGGACAACATGTTAACTCAAAAGATCAACACTCAATCTGGCGGTGGTATGCTGACATTTGCTGAAGTATTAGATGCACTCGGATTTGAAGTGCCTAAAGCAGCTCTCCCATTTGGTTGGACAGATACTGATGGATTCTATCTAGAATGGGATACTCATGAAGTATGGAACGAAGACAAACAAGAGCATGAACCACAAATCTACGTACGCTGGCAAACACCTCGCAACTTGTATTCAACTACAAACCTGCGTGATATTATCCCAGGCCGCAAAGAATTAGCTTAATATTAGGAGGAATCATATAATGAAAGCATCGGTTAAAGTTATTTTGAGTTTGGCTGGTGTGGCGGGCATCTCTTATGGTGCCTACCGCATCTATAAATGGTGGAAGGAAGAAGAAGCTTTGGAGGCAGAGGGCTTATCTTACGAAGAGTTAGTTGCAGAAGCCGAAGCTAAAAAGATCGAGGAAGAAATCGCTGAGCGTGAGGCGCGTGAAATTGAGAATGAACGCCATATTCGCGAGCTCGAAGGCCTTCCAGTTGATGATGAGCACGATTGGTTCAAGACTGAAGACGGATTTATTCGTCGTGAGTTGACACCATACGAACGTAATTTCGGCGCAGAATACGATCCACTCACTGAGGAATGTATTCAAGAGATGAGCAAAGACGGAATTCTATACGACTTTGTTCAGAAATTACCTCAAGGTAAGACTCGTCTATATAACTACCGTGAAAAAGAACGTCCTGTCCGCGATATCATAGAGAGTGTTGAGGACATGGGCAGCCAAATTCGAGCATTAAAAGGAGCTGATATGGAACATGATCGCATCATTTATGAAAAACATTCGACAGAAGCGTTTGATTATTACAAGGCACTCGTCCTCGACCGTTATGATATCCAAGACGAACAATTACGTCGTGATCTTATTGCCTTGTTCTCCTGGGAATTCAACCCTCTTAAGTCTAAGGTTGGTGATTGGGGACGTCGTGAGGATATTGTTCAGCGCCGTACCGAACATTTCGGTTTCGGAACGCCTAATAGTGACTGGGCGTCTGTTGCTGAAGCTCTTCTGGAGTATTCTCAAATTATAGCAGACGCATTATATCGTGTATCTACTGAACAAGTCGCTGGATGGTTGATTGAGACTATTGGTCTTGACTACGAATCTGATATTGACCCAGTTATCCATGATACTCTCATCTCATTTATCGAGCATGACCGTGCGCATCGTCCAAATGCTGACGACACTTATGGTCTATTCCATATCGATCTCGAGCAATACAACGAATGTGAAGCATTGTATAATGAAATGAATGTATGTATTTACGAAATCATGGAAGAACGACTCGATCCCGAATTCACAATTCCTTACAAAGAGGAGGACGAAGATAATGAATGATATCTTACAGGCAATGGCTAGTGGGATAGCGCGGGCATTTGCTCGCGTTCGTCTCCAATTCTCTATGTGGTACGTCCGCAAGGGATATAATTGGACTAAAGACCTACGTAAAGATTGTATTAATTTCATCTGGAAGAACCAACTTATCCTAAACCAATGGAATGTCTGTGGTAAATACTGGGCTGATGTTATCCCATCTGACTTCAAAGTTGATCCGTCTAAGACTATATTCGACTCGAACAAATACGGGGTTACCAATTATACTGTTGGTAATGAACGAGCTGTTGATATCCCTGGATATCGTTTCTTAATTAACGATTCTGGGTATATTATGGAGAAGACAACTCTATCTCAGAACCTACGCTTCTTCACGGTTAAATGTGACACAATCGCTGTACCGCTTATATGTATTATGCGTACTACTGGAAATCCAGGTACTGTTATTGATGGGTTGGCTCATAACCCAGCTACTCTTGTGGCTTGGACAAATGCTAACTGCGATATCTATCCTATGATCCCTGTCGACAGAGGTTATGATGGTTCTAAAGGAGCCCTCGTAACATTCGGCGACCAATTATATGGCGTGGACCATCCAGACAACCAAGGATTATTCATCGATATCGAGCGGTTCCGCAAGGGAGGCTGCTATGATCACTAATCCAGGTATCTTATTTCCATTCGGTAAGGAGCCTGACTATGCTGCTGCGCGTGAATACAGATCAGAGTATTTAGCAGAGATGCTGAATGAGTGTTCATATTTCAAGCCATTCGACTTAGAAATCGATTTATCAAAAATTGCCCGGGGTGGGATTTTGCACCGAATTCGGAATAATCCAGGTGTCAATATCTATATCCCTGGGTATTGTAATGTGTTGATCGGTTATTTCCCAGGCAGCGTATTCCAGATCCCATTTCCATATCTACTACTATCTGAGCGTAATCGCGATTTGCGTATGCTCATTTTCTCGGAAGCTGCTGGCATGGTTAGATTTCTACAGGACATTCGTAATGACCAACTGAAATTTGATAACTACATGGCTGATGGATTGAGTAAAGGGTATTTCCTCTCAATCCGTCTGCAGCATTCTAAGATTGATAATTGCTTTGTACCTCAGCATGGATACAATATTCCATTCGTGACGGGATACAAAATCCCTCCACACAGTCAAATTACTGACGAACTATTTAATTCTCGCTTATACGGTCAATATAATTGGCCAGATGTAAGTGATATCGACTACAACTCACATTTCGGTATTTATTCAAAGACTAAATCCGAGATAATCTACACTCCTAAAGAACTAATTCTTATGGAGGATCTAATTTTAAATCGTTGCGCAGAAAGGATTGCAAACAATGAAACTTGATATTACACGTATTCCAACTATTGAAAAGAATCATTTCAAAGACCAAGCCGCATTTATTGACTCAATCAACCCAGGTTCTTATGGGTCAACCGTTGAAGATCAGCTTGAATTAACCCTCCAAACATTCCTAGACCTCCTTAAATACGGCGGCACTATTAGTGTTGCGGATATTCGTAAGATGGCAGGTAAGAAAGTAACTACAAAAGACTACTACTTCGGTTGGGATATCTCGGTTATTACTCAATTGAATATTGTGGATGGTAATAAAATCATCTTCCCAGCTATTTACTGCAAACAAATCCTCGAGCCAAATACCGATATCTTTGATTACAGCCGCTTAGCTGCTATGAATGTATCTAAGGGTAAAATCACAGAAAGCCAACGTTCTTATGGACGTAAATATTTGGATCAACTATTGGAGTTGGGTGAAGTAAATCGTAATTTCGTGAATGATGTATTGGATTCTAAAGGGGTGAAATAATTATAGAAAGGAACCGAGAATGGCTAAGGGACAGGGAGTAGTTTATATCAAGTATGTTGATAATAACATCTCATCAGGAATGAATGGGCATGCTGTCAACATTTTCTTTGATGTTTACGATTGTGATATAAATAAGGAATCTAAAACCGTATATATCGATATACGGACTGGGGATTATTCTAAGATAACTTTAATTCCACTAAGTAATATCGGTTTGATTGAATATTTTCCTATTAAAGCCGATTTCGTCAAAGCATATCCACAGATTAAAGAGATGAAGGGAGAATAGTCTATGGCATTTACTGTAGAAATATATAATTGGGAGGAAGAGAAATGAAACCGACATTTACTATTAATGTTATTCACAAACAAACACTTCGTAAAACAGTATATAAAAATGTAAAATTCTTTAAAGATTTTAATGATTTGGAGTTTATTATTGAAGAAATTGATGGTACTCGTCATCATTTCCCAACAAAACACTACGATTATATAGTGGATACAAATAAAAACTCTGAGTATAATCTCAAGAATGGACCAATTGATCTAGAAAAATCGCATGTCCGTGTGGCCGGTTTTGTATTCAATGGTTCCGAATATTTTGATATAGATAATGTAGTTAAGATTGAACGTAAATGGAACAATAATCTTTATAAATTCGCTATTTACATTCATTCAATTTCTAAAGCTTCTGCTTGGTTAACTAATGACATTACAAATATTATTGTCTTTGCTGAATCAGATGTTAAATCAATACGTATTCAGAAAAGCGAAGAAGACGATTTAACTATTATCGTCAACGGAGGAACATATAGAGATGAGTAAAATGATTAATAAATTAACACCAACATCAATGAGAGGCCAATATGATCACCAATATAATGTGTTTTGCCGCAAAAATCACGACTATGGGAACTCATTTGAGAAGAGTTTGGACACGTTCGGATTGGTGGCTGGCATCGTCCGTATGAACGACAAATTCGAGCGCTTAGTTTCACTCAATGATCCTTCTAAAGACGCTCAGATCGCCTCTGAGAGCCTCGTAGACACCTTAGAAGACCTGTCTAACTATGCTGCTATGGCTGCGTGTTGGTTGAAGGGTAAAAAGGTGGAAGATTGGAAGGAATTGCGCCTTAAAGAGCTTGATGGAAACATTGAGAGTATTATTAAGAATGCCGATGCGATTGTTGATAATATGAAAGGTAAATCCAAGGATAACTTACATATTAATAGTACTGGTGGAACCTCATCGGTTGATACTAAAACTGGTAAGATTGAATTTCATCCTTGCCGAGGTATTGGTAAATCAGGTATGGTTCAACAAGCCATTAAGGAAGCTCTTGATGATAAGGGAATCAAATACCAACCTCAGTTCTCCGGTATTAATTTAAAAGGACCTACAGAACTCGAGCTTAATTTGAATGTTGATCGTGAGACATTTGATAAGGTTATGGCAGATGTTCGTCATCCAAGTAACTTGCCTAAATCTGTTAAGGTGAATTATGGTCATAAGGCCGTATATGAATTCCCTGATGTCATTGATACTATTGCGTCATATTTAAAGAAACTGTCGGAGGACGAGGTTAAGAAAGAAAACGACCGCGTCATGCTTGATATGATGTTGTCTCGTATTGAGAGAGGCGAGGTTGTTCGTATTGTGGCTAATGGTGATGGATCTTTCACGACATATTTCGAAAAGCAAACTCTAAATGATTTGCGTAGATCTAAAGGTTTTGATCCAGTTGAGGATAAAGATGATGAATGATATTCCTGTTTGTAAGGAGCTTGAGAGCCGTGGGATAACTGGTGAAGCTGTTAGTAAATGGTGGACCAGCCATGATCGACGGTGGGCATTTAATTCGGAAACCGGGGAGTTAATTAAATTCCCCGATTTTCAATTTCCTGGACGGAAAGAATTGGAGGAACGAGATGAGAGTTAAACATGTATACCCTAAGTCTAAGACCATATTACCTCAGCCACCAGTACATGTAAAGCTGTATTTCAATCAAGACGAATGGGAAGAGATCCGGGAACATTTCCTATTAGATGAGGAGTATAATAATCCCGAGAAAACTGTGAGAATTGTAGGTGGTACTGATGGGAAAGAGCATTGATTTCAAGGTCTTTAAGGACCATAATTGGGTTGGTATTATCTATCGAAAAGATAGTATTGGTCAGATTAATGGGTTCAAATTCATGTATAAAGGGCCTGAAAAGCTGAAAGATACGTATGAACCAGGGCAATATTTCCGTGCAGAAGTCCTTGGATTCGAGTATGATTTGGTATTTGAGAGGGACTTTTGGCATGAATTGGACGAAAAAACTAGCGAATATGGGCTGGAATTTGGTATAATTTGGTAGGAATTAGGGCCAAAATGGCACTAAGAATCCCGATGAATTTTTTGCGGGATTTTAATGTCCATGCATTTTTATTATAGGATTACGGGCGATTTGCTTGAAAAAACTACGGGATTTTGTGTGAAATACCCATAAAATCCGTAAAAAAAGCCGATTTTCGTATTGTTGTAGAAGCGAGTTGAATTTTTTAACTATATATATAAACAATGGGGAAATGGTGGGAAAAAGTGTGTGAGGAGGAACTAAATGGATTTTTTAGATGTTACCGTCAAAAAGTTCACTTCCAATAACAGATCGTGTGATTATGAGGTGTCGCCCGACTTCGTTTTTGGCGATGCCAAGGATTTAGTTGTAAAGGGTGGCAAATTCTATGCTTATTGGAATGGACATAGATGGGACACATTACAGAGAAACTTATTTCATGATATTGATAGTCTATTGTGGAATAGAGCAAGAGAACTTCAAGAGAAGAGCCCTGGGCTACGAATTGAAGTAAAAGAAATTCGGAAAGCTTCTGCTGGGAAGTTCCGATTATTTATTGACTATTGTAAAGCGACCGAACAGAATGATATTCCGTTCAACCAGAAAGTATTATTCGCTGATCATAAGATGAAGCGATTGGATTATGCAACCACACAACTTTCTTATTCGCCAACAGAAGGAAATCCTGAAGCATTCATGAAATTGCTTGGGACTTTGTATGCTCCAGCAGAACTTGACAAAATTCTTTGGTTCATGGGTGCCTTATTCACCAACAATATGCGCAAGATTGAAAAGTTCATGTACTTGTACGGATCAAAGGGTAGTGGTAAAGGAACGGTCCTAAAGATATTCCGATGGTTGTTTGAAGAATACTGTGGAACTATTGACTTAAAAATATTGACTAGTGGTGATCCATTCGCAACGGGACAAATTAAAGAAGTTCCATTGTTGATTGACGAGGATACCGACATCAGTCATATTTATAACGATACTCCGTTATTGAAACTGACGAGTCATGAAACTATTTCTGTCAACCAAAAGTACAAAGAACAATATGATGTTACATTTAGCGGTTTGCTTATAACAGCATCAAACCAACGATATAAAGTTCGAAATGTTGATTCGGGTATTACTCGTCGAGCTGTGGTGGTAAATCCTAGTGGTAATAAAGTGCCCCATAGGGAGTATGATTCGCTAATGAATCAGATTAAATACGAGTTACCATATATTGCTAATCTCGCGATTAATCGATTCGAAGAATTGGGTCAAGACCATTTCGACGATTACTTCGATGTTGATATGGCGGAGCAAACAGATCATATCTTTGATTTTATGCGTAGTGAAGCAATGCAAATGAAAGATGGTATTAGTCTTAAACAACTTTCTGAGTTGTATAAAAACTATCTTGAAGATATGGGATGGAAGACGGACGGATATAAAGCCACAATCAAACGTGAAGCTCTTAGATATTTCGAAACTATGCTTAAAGACACAAAAGTTGATGGTGTTCGAATATTTAATTATTTCAAAGGATTTAAATGGTCTGTAGCGTTTCCTGAAGGTGTGGTTGGTATCGATATCCCTGAAGATGAGGTTAAGGATTGGCTCGATTTACGATATCGCAATGAGGTATTCAATAAATTGGCTGCTGATTATCCTGCACAACCGTCTTTGGAGAATGGGAATCCATCTCATAAATGGGATGATGTTATTACAACGCTAAAAGAAATCGATACGCGTAAATTGCACTGGGTCAAAGTTCCACTGCAACATATTATTCTCGACTTTGACATCAAGGACGAGAATGGAGAGAAAAGTTTAGAGTTAAACAAACAAGCGGCGGCCAAGTATCCGCTGACATATGCGGAGGTCTCTAAATCGGGTAAAGGCATTCACTTGCATTATTTATATGATGGTGATGTCAATTTATTAGACAATGTCGTCGAGGACAATGTCGAAATTAAAGTTTACAAAGGGAAGGCGTCTTTACGACGAATTGATAATGCATCAAACAATCTTGAAGTATCTCATATTTCGTCGGGGCTGCCGATGAAAGAGAAGAAAGAGAGAAATGAGATGTATGATCAAGTGAAAGAAATCACTTACACGGAGAAGACACTTCGTAAATTTGTTAAGCGACAGCTTGGTTTAATTGAGGGAGAAAAACCAAGTCACGCAAATACAAAGCCAACGATCGATTGGATTGCTCACGAAATTCAGAAAGCGTATGATATGGGTCTGCAATACGATATTACAGACTTGAAGCATTCAGTATTTCTTCGAGCCCTACAGTCCACAAACAACAAAGATTATTGTTTGGAAGTATTTTCTAAAATCCCATGGTCTTCAATTCGAGATGACGATGGGAAGACAGAATACGAATTGACAACTGGTACACAAATTGTGGCCAAGGAAGAAATCGTGTTCTTCGATATTGAGGTATATCCAAATCTGTTTGTTGTTGTGTGGAAGAAATACGGTGAAGACGAATTTACTCGTTGGGTAAATCCTACGCCAGATCAAATTGAGTACTTGTGTACATTTCCTATAGTTGGTTTCAACAACCGTAGATATGATAATCATATCTTGTACGCTCGGTTACTTGGTGGAACCAATATGGAATTGTTTAATCAGTCACAACGTATTATCAACGAAAAGAATGCAAAGACTGGAATGTATGCGGCAGCTTACGAATTAAGCTACGCTGATATTTACGAGTACTCACAAAAGAAACAATCGTTAAAACGCTGGGAAGTTGACTTGGGAATTAAACACGTCGAGATGGAAATTCCTTGGGATCAACCAGTACCTGACGATTTAGTTGACACGGTTGTGGAATATTGTGTGAACGACGTGGACGCAACTGAGAAAGTATTTGATGCAACTTACGCAGATTATATTGCTCGGGAAATTCTTGCAACTATTACAGGCGGAAGTATGAATGCGACAAATAATCAGCTTACTGCTCGATTCATTTTTGGAGATGATCCTCGTCCTCAGGATAAATTTAATTATGTAAAATTAGCTGAGACATTCCCGGGTTATAAATACGAGTTCGGTAAATCTACATATCGCGGTTTTGAAACTGGCGAAGGTGGATTTGTATATGCCGAACCAGGAGTATATAAAGATATCGCCCTGATCGATGTTGAGTCAATGCACCCGAACAGTTTGGTAAACATGAACTACTTCGGACCATATACTCAACGTTACGCTGACTTGTTGAAAGTTCGTATTTTACTTAAGCATAGAAAGATCGATGAAGTTAAACAAATGTTTAATGGATCTTTGGCTCCGTTCTTGGATGATGATCAATATATGAAACCGTTGGTTACTGCATTGAAGATTGTTATTAATTCGGTTTACGGAATGACTTCCGCTTCGTTTGATAATAAATTCAAGCATCCAGACAATATTGATAACATCGTTGCTAAGCGTGGAGCTTTATTTATGGTCGATCTTAAATTCGCAGTTGAGGCTGAGGGATATCAGGTCTGTCATATTAAGACTGACTCGATTAAAATTCCTAACGCCGATGATTATATCGTTGACTTCGTTATGAAATTCGGTAAACGCCCAGAGTACAATTATAATTTCGACCACGAGCATACATATAAACGCATGGCCCTTATTAACAATGCCGTTTATATTGCTCAACTTGAAGACGACAAGTGGGCTCCAACAGGCGCTGAGTTCGCAAATCCATATCTACTTAAGCGGGTATGGACAAAAGAAGAATTGGTTGATAAAGATTTCTTCATCACCAAGCAATCCAAAGGTCATATCTATCTTGGAAACGAGTTCGTTGGAAAAGTTGGATCTATTTATGCTTCTCTCACTGGAGAAGAATGTATGTGGACCGAAGATAACGAGAACTTCAAATCTGTTACCGGTACAAAAGGATTCAAATTCAAACAAACTTCAGAATTCAACTACGAAGATATTGACTTTGACTACTACGATAAGGTTGCAATCGCTGGTCTTAAGAAAATTATTAAGGTCGGCGACATCAATCAAATTGTTGACGACATGCCGAAGGATTATATTGAGCTACTAGGTCTCAATGAGCAAAATTCTGAGGTCGCTTAAAATTGATTTTCGCGCAGGGTCATTTTAGACCCCGCAGAAATTACATGGCACATAATAGAGAGGGAAGTGGAAAATCTTGAATTTTTCGCACCTCTCATTGTTTTTGAGTCACGCACGTCATTTTAGAAAGGACATTACTATGACTAAATTATTGCAAGCTTCAAATTCACAAATCATTTTGGAAGACGTTCAGTTTATGTTCAAACCGAACTTCGCAGGACGACAAGAGAAATACAATCGTGAAGGCGATCGTTATTTCAACGTTGTTGTCAATCCTGAAGACGCGGATATTCTTCGGCAGTATGGTGTTAACATCAAAGTATGGGAGCCCAAAGCCAAAGATGCGGAAATGGAAAAGAAGATGGCTGAGAATCCTGACATGTACGAACCACAATGTTATTTCAGGGTTCGTATATATACTCAATTCTCAGTTCCAACAGTAGCCATCATTTATGATGATGGTGAAACTCCAATTGACGCTCCTATTGATCCAAGTCAACGTACATATTTCAACGAAGATCAACTCGGTCTTATTGATGAAATGGAAATTGCCTTGTGCGATATGGTTATCCGTCGCCGCGAGCCAAGTGAAGATGGTACATATGCTCGTCTTGACTTGAAGAGTGCTTATATTCGCGTCGCAGCAAATCCACTTGAACGTAAGTATGGATTTTAATGACTATTGAGTTATACGACTATCAGCGTAGGGCAGTTGATAGTATGCATAACGGATCTGTTTTGTGCGGGAAGGTCGGTTCTGGTAAATCCTTGACCAGCCTATTTTATTATATGGAGAACCATATTGATAAGCCACTGTATATTATTACAGTCGCCAAGAAACGAAACGATCGTGAATGGCATAGAGATTTTGAAGCCTTAGGAATAGATGGTGTTGTCGATTCATGGAACAACATCAATAAGTATTCCGACGTAAAAGATGCGTTCTTTATTTTTGATGAACAAAGAGCGATCGGATACGGAACATGGGGAATGGCATTTATATCAATTGCCAGAAAGAATAAATGGATAATGCTCACCGCGACGCCTGGTGATGTTTGGATGGATTGGATGTGTATTTTCATAGCCAATAATTTCTATCGAAACAAAACTGATTTTGTTGAACAACATGTCGAGTACAATCCATATTCTAAGTTCCCACAAATCAAGCGATATCATAAAACAGATAAGCTTGAAAGATACAGACGATATCTTGCAGTGCCCATGGAAGATTTCAGAACTACAAAAGTTCATCGTCAATTTATTACTGCTCAGTATGATAAAGAATTATACGAGCAAGTAAAGAAAACCAGGTTCAATCCATTTACGGAAGAACCAATACAAAATGCTTCCGAGTTTACTCAAGTATTACGTCGTATAGTAAATACTAGCGATCGTAGGCGAGCAAATGTGAAGCAACAAATTATGACTCGTGATCGAATCATAGTTTTCTACAACTATACCTATGAGCTTGATATTCTCAAAGAGATTTGTCAAGAATTAAATAGGGCATTTTATCAATGGAACGGCAGTAAACATGAGCCAATACCTGATACCGATAGTTGGGTATATCTGGTTCAGTACACGGCCGGGGCTGAGGGATGGAATTGTATAACTACTGACACGATTTTATTCTATTCGTTAAATTATTCCTATCGAATTATGGAACAATCCGAAGGACGAATTAATCGAGTGAATACCTCCTTTAAAGATCTTTTCTACATTTATATGAAATCCCCAGCCTCAATTGATGATGCTATCGCTAGATCTATATCTAGCAAAAAGAAATTTAACGAAAGGAATTGGGTGACCCACGAATGTCCAAATTGGAGCGAGATTTTCAAAAAGGATTGATTAAAGACATCAAGCAGTTATTTCCTAACGCGATTGTCAAGAAGAATGATCCAAACTATATTCAAGGAATTCCTGACCTGTCTGTGGATGTCGGGCCATATTCCTATCATTTAGAATGCAAGAAGAGTGCCAAGAGTCCGTTTAGACCAAATCAAGAGTATTATCTTGAGCAGTACAATAAAAACGGAGGATGGGCGAGAGTGATTTATCCGGAGAATAAGGAGGATGTTCTGCATGAAATGGAACAGACACATAGAATACGAGGGTAAGCACTCATTTTTAAGTGCAAGTCAGTGTCACTGGTTAAATTACAGTCCGGAGAAATTGGTTGAGCGGTTCGAAAACGAAAAAGCCAAACAGCGAGGAACGGAATTACACGAATTTGCGAGTCATGCAATTCAACATAGAATTAAATTACTCCCAGGTAATACTCACCCAGCTGTGGCTAATTTTGTAAATGACGCGATTGGATATCGTATGGATAGTGAAGTACTATTATTTTACAGTCCATATGCATTCGGTACAGCAGATGCTATCAGATATGATCCTCCAAAGAAAGATAATCCACGAGGATTTCTTAGAATTCATGATTTGAAGACTGGAGTATCCAAACCAAAGATGGAACAGCTATTAGTTTATGCTGCTTATTTCTGTCTTGAGTACGGTGTTAAACCTGAGAAAACTGATTTCGAACTTCGTATTTATCAAGGAGATGATATTCGTACATATATTCCAGAGGCGGAAGATGTGTATGATGTATATCACACAATTAAAGAATTCAGTGGAATACTTGAAAGCAAACCGAGGTAAATAATGAATCTTGAAGATGCATATAATGATTTTCTAGAACATAGAGGAACTCCTCACCAAGGATCAATTCCGCATAGTGGACGATATTCTTGGGGTTCGGGAGAAAATTCATATCAACGTGCGACTTCCTGGTCAGATGTCGTTGCTAAATACCGTAAGAGCGGATTAACTGATACTCAAATTTCTATGAAGCTTGGTATCACAACGACCGAATTCCGTTCTCGTAATAATATTGCCAAGCATGAAATTCGTAAATACAACATCAGTCGTATTCAAGAATTATCTGCAAAAGGTATGACTTCCATTGAGATTTCTCGTGAAACTGGTATTCCAGAATCTACGGTTCGTATGAATTTGGATGCCAAAGTTCGTCATAATGTAAATCGAATGGAAGAAATTAAGACTGATATTAAGGGATTGATTGAAAAGAATCCATATCTTGATGTTGGTCTTGGTGCTGCACAACAATTAGGAGTAAATGAGAATACTCTTAAACGTGCTGTACAACAATTAGAATCCGAAGGATATCATAAACATACAGTATATGTTAAGAATGCAACAAATGATGATCACTGGGTTGAAATGAAAGTTCTAACCAAAGAATCAGATCCTGATATTGTTCGTCAACACAAACACGAAATCAAACCGCCATTTATTTCTGAGACTGATGACGGAAAAAGTGTATTAGGATTACGTCCAATCGAACATGTTGATTGGAAACGTGTTGGTATTCGATATGCTGAGCAAGGTGGTACCGATAAAGATGGTGTAATGGAATTACGTCCAGGAGTAAAAGATCTTGATCTTGGTAAATCCCGTTATGCCCAAGTTCGTATCGGTGTAAATGGTACACATTATCTTAAAGGTATGGCCGTTTATGGTGATCCAAAAGATTTTCCGAAAGGCGTCGACATTATTTTCAATACCAATAAACATAAAGGTACTGCAAAAGAAGATGTCTTGAAGAAATTAAAAGATGATCCAGATAATCCATTCGGTGCAACAATTAAAGTTGGTGGACAAAAAGGCGCTATCAACAAAGTAAATGAAGAAGGCGACTGGGCTAGCTGGTCTAAAACGTTATCTTCTCAATTCGTTTCTAAACAACCACCAGCTTTGGTTAAAGGTCGTATTGATGAAACATATAAAAAGCTACAGAAAGAGTTTGATGAGATTTCTTCTCTTACAAATCCTGTAGTTAAAAGAGTAATGATGCAGGATTTTGCTGATGGTCTTACAACCAAACGGCAAAATCTTAAATTGACTGGGTTCGACAGAATGAAAGGTCAAGTATTATTACCTTTATCTGGAATTAAAGCTAACGAAATCTATGCTCCTAATTTTAAAAACGGTGAGAAAGTAGTTCTTGTTCGATATCCTCATGGTGGTATTTTCGAATTACCAGAAT